AGCATTGACCCTGCGACATACTCTATAAAACTAAACGAGTTAGGAAAGGTATGCAGTAAGAACGAGTGTCCTACATCAACAACTACTACTACAACTACAACCACTACTACAACTACAACTACATTGCCTACAGGTGATTACTTTGTGGGTACATCTTGTGTTGATCCAACTGTATCGGCTGTTCTTTTTGATGCGACTACATCAGGAGTAATTGTGTCAGATATTGTAAAGACGGATGATGGTAACTGTTGGACAATTACATCTGTTACTACAGCTACATTCCCATACCTATCGATTGAGCATCCAGTAGTTACGTATGCTGACTGCGACACTTGTTTGAGTGTTACTACAACAACTACAACTACAACAACAACTACAGCAACTCCAATAACGGCATTTAGTATTGATGCGGATGCGTTTGTGTCATCATCTCTAGCTTGCGACAATGGTGCTGCTCCTTGGACTACTAGGTATCATAACGGAGCTGGTGCTGTGCCTACCGTATCAGACTTTGTGTTTACAGATGCTGGTGGAACAACTATATTTAATGGACTGTCAAAGTGGTACAAGGTATCTACTGGGATAGTAGTTCAGATTGGACTACTTGGTCAGGTGTTGGCTGTAGTAAATTGTTCAGCGACAACTACCACAACTACTACCACACTTCCTACTTGGTTTTATAACTGTACGGCATGTGGCACTGCTTCTCCATCAGTTATTATTAGCGAACAAACATTATTACAGCTACCGTTAGGAACTGTAGTAAAGGCAGTAAATGGAACATGTTATACAATAAACTCATACGCTGGATCTGGACCTGCAATATCAACAATTTTGTTTACTTTTGATAACTGTGTTGACTGTCAAGGAATAACTACAACAACTACTACAACCACGACAAGTACAACCACAACAAGTACAACGACTACTACAACCACCACAACTACTGCAGCGCCACTAACTAGGATAATTCTTAGATACGGAACTACTGGAGCATTGTCTTGTAATGGTACAATATCTGAATACTGGATAGATGGACCAATGGGAGTAGCTGGAAATAATATATATACTAATTCGTCAGGAAGTTCATTGGCTCCATCAGGATGGTATCAAAAAATATCACAGACAATATCTGAATATTGGGATAGTAAGATCTGGTATGAAGTATCTTACACATGCAGTTAAAATTAATTAGTGCCCAACCTGCCACTCAGTATTACGCTTGGCAGGTTGAGGTATACCTAACCCAGTTCATTCGACTGGGATACAATCCAGAAGATATTATTGTACTTGGTGGATACACGTCAAGCTCTGGAGTTGATAAGTCATGGACGGTGTTAAAACAAGCATTCCCTGACGTGGAAATTCACGTATACGAGTACCATGATTGTGAATACGCACCAGCCATGCAGAGTGCAATTTTATATAAACACTTCGAACTGCACCCATACTTATCTGAGTGTGCCTTGTTTTTCCATGATGCAGACTTCTTATTCACAAAATACTTTGACTTCACTCCATTCCTACAGGACGACATTTGGTACTTCAGTGATACGGTAAGTTACATCGGATCGGAGTATATTAAAAGCAAAGGTTCGGCAGTACTTGACATGATGTGCCAAACCATAGGAATAAATCGTTCGTTAGTTGAGTCTAACGAGAAGAATTCAGGTGGCGCACAGAAGTTAATGAAGAACGTAAATAAGGACTACTGGAGGGAGGTAAACTCTCATTCGGTAAATCTATATCAACTACTAAAGAAAGTCGCTCACATCAAGCCAGAAGGGCATAAGTATGGGATACAGATATGGACGGCATCAATGTGGGCAGAACTTTGGACTGCATGGAAGCACGGATACCAGACACTATGTCCGAAAGAATTTAATTTTAGTTGGGCTACATGTCATGCTGACAGATGGTACGAGAATGCGTTCTTCCATAATGCAGGGGTGTCAGGTCCGAATAGGGGGATGTTCTTTAAGGCTGACTATATTGACAAGCTTCCGTATGGCATTGAGCTAGAGCTTTCGGATGACCACTGCTCGAAGAAATACTTTGACTTAGTTCAGTCGGTTGATACTTGTTTAATTTAACTATCTTTGCATTATGGCAGATAAGACTATATCATATTCACCTACGGGTAATGGCTGGACCTCTTTTTGGTCCTTTATTCCTGACTGGATGACTGGAATGAATAATACATTCTACACATGGAAGGATGGAAGCCTTTACAAGCACGACTCCAATTCTACTAGAAATGCTTTCTATTTTGACTTCATAAATAATGAATACTTTAAGTATGACTCTTCTATAACCATGCTATTTAATCAAGATCCGACAATAATGAAGGTGTTTAAGACTATCTCATTGGAGAGTAATGATGTATGGGATTTATCAGCAACTACAGACTTAAATACTGGAATAATTGATAGCGAGTGGTTTGTTCAAAAGGAAGGAATGTGGTTTGCATATTTAAGACGTAACTCTGGAGATGCAGACAATAGGGCATTATCAACTCAAGGAATTGGGGAGGTTGATTCATACTCTAATCCTGTAATTTCTTTTGACTTTAATATTGGTACATCGATCAGTCAGGGAGATGCAATCTACAAGGTAGTTGGTGGCGCACTAATTTTAGTTGGAATGGTAGCCTCACATGACGCTCAGTCCATAACTCTCGTGTCGGAAATCAGCGCACCAGCATCTTCTGACTTGATCGTGTACGTTAAAGCCAGTCAGGCTGAGAGTTTTGGTGCTCGTGGTGCATGGATGGAGGTAACAATAACTAACAGTTCAGAAGACGAGGTAGAGATATTTGAAATCAGTTCAAATGTTTTTAAGTCAAATCCTTAATGATAAGGTAAATTTAACTATCTTTGCGTTAAAATCATAACTATGTTCGGACTTATTTCAGCAGGCGTACAAATAGCAGGATTAGGCATGAGCGCTATTCAAGCTATCCAAGAGAATAGACGTATGGCAGAAGCCAAAGCATCTACTAATGCAGCACTTAATGCTGCCCAACAAGACAAAGAGCAGAACGCATTCGCAGCAACTAGAGCGGCTGACGTTTCAACGAATCAGAAAGAAAAGATAGATCAAAATATGTCTCGAACTGTTGATACCTTAGCACAGACAGGTGCTGAAGGAGCAATTGGAGGTACTGCTAATGCACTTCAGGCAGCAAATGATGCAAATCTTCAGGCTACTCAAGCGCAAGGTCAGGCTAACTACGAGCGTGATTTAATGGTGGCAGGAGAGCAGTCTAGGATTAATTCGGATGCTATAAAAAGAAGATTTGATATCTATGGATTTAAGGCAGGTCAAGGTGCTCAAGATTATACAGATTCGTCATTAGCTTTAACAAATGCTATATCTGGAATGGGAAGTCAAGGAGCTGGTGCAATAGCAGCATTACAAGCAGATTTCGATCCAGCTACTGGTCAGTATAAGGATAAGGAATGGTATGCAAACAATCCTCCAAAAGCCTAACCCATAAAAGATAACCGGAAAAATAAATCGATTAACCGGAAATTTCCGGATATAAATAAAAGATTAAAATAATTACTAATGGCAGATAACGCATTTCAAAATATTGATTACGGCAGAAGAAGTACTGTTGACTGGGCTAAATTTACAGAGAAGTTATCTGGAGCTATATCTAAGGTAGGAACGGACAGAGAAAAAGCTGTAGAGGAAAATGAGAAGATATACTCCGACTCTATAGCTAAACTAAATCAAGCATCAAATCGTGAAGGTCAGTCATTAAATAAATTTGTTATTGATGGAGCTGGTCAAGTTAAGGAGAAGATGTTAGAGCTGAAGAGAAAGTACTACAATAAGGAGATATCAAATCCTGAATGGAAGGCTATCTCAACAGCATATGTAGAGAATTTCTCAAACTTAGCAGAGCAAGTTAAGACGGCAGATGATAGATTTAAGTTATACCAAGATAGATCTAAGCCTAATGCTGATGGAGTTATAGAAGGTTCAAATGCTGAATCTTTCCTAATGAATGAGTACCTTAAGATGGCTGATCTTAATAATAAAAAACTAGTAGCTGGTACTGATGGATCATTGTATATGCAGCAATTAGATGCTAGTGGAAATCAAATTGGAGAACTAATTAATTACAAAGACTTCTCTCGTCCTGAAAACTTAATAATTAATAAAGTTGACTTACCATCCGCTGTAAATGATTTGATAGGAGAATGGGCGACTATAGATAAATGGAAGAATCTTGGTAGAGGAGGAGAAGAGACAAAAACATCTGCTCGTTTTCAGGCAGATTTTGATCTTATGAAACTGAATACAGCCGAGGCACTAACATCTAATCCTAGGATGGCTTTAAGTATTCTAGTTGATAATGGTGCAATAAGCTCTCCAGTATATTACACAAGTGAATCAGAAAAGGATGCCTTGTTAAAAGAAAAGCTTGCTACAGAAGAGGTAAAATATCAAACAGCCAATAAACCTTTTACTGATGATGACAAGAAGAAAATTGAGATGTCATTCATTAAGTTTGAAAAGAATCCTAGTACTGGAGTATTCGAACCAGCACTTACTAAGGATCAAATAGATACAGCAAATAAAAGAGTTGACCAGCAAATAGAGATTGGATTGGAAACTAAGATAAGCGCTAGTGCACCTCAGGCGTATTCAAGCAGTGGTGGTGGCGGAAGTACTGACGACCAGAAAGTAGCTATTAACGCATATACGGCATCAGTTGACGCTCTTTCTAAAGGAAATTTTGCAGGATTCGATACTGACAACTATACATTCCAATTGTCTAAAGATAAAGATGGAAATCCTTATGTTGTAGTTGATTCACTAATAGACGATACTAAAGGAGGACGTAAGCCTGCTAATCAAAAAGTAAGAATATACAGTCCTGATGGAATGACTCAGTACTTGAAAAACGTAAAAGGTAATGTTCCTTTGTATCATAAAGGAAAAGATGATTACAAGAAACTTTACGGTGATTACTACTACAAACCGGGAGGCAGCACAAATATTAATACATCAGGATATTAAATTTAATTTATGAACGAAAAAGCACTTCAAGACTCGTACAACATATTCAAAGCTCAGGGATACAATAAATCTATTGAGGAGTATAAGACGTTATTAAAATCTAACGGAAACGCACTGAATGACTCTTATAAATTATTTAAGTCTAAGGGATATAATAAGTCTATTGATGACTATAAAGTATTGATGGGAGTAAGTGGTGATCCTGTAAAAAAAAAAGAACCTACGGCATCAGTTTCTCCATCAGGTCAAAAACCTACTTCATCGGTTACTCCAGCCAAGAAGGCGCAACCGCAATCGGTATTTTTGCAAGACGCAGATACTGGAGGTAAGCTAGAAATACTTACTGGATATCCACAGAAAGAAGATATAGAATATAACTTTGCTAACGGTCAGTGGAGAAAAAGAAAACCCGGTCAAACATCTTGGTACAACATAACTAACGAGGGATCCATAAGTTCTCTTAATAAGTTCTTTAATAAAGAAAAGATTCCAGATAATAAAAAAAGTGTAGACCAGCAAGTAAGAGACCTTGAGGATTTAAGAGAGCTATCAGACCAAGAAACAGCTGATGCATTAGGGTGGTCATTAGAAGACCTTCAAAAAGCAAATAAAGGAACAAAGGTAAACAAGGTGAAAACTACAGGTGCTACTGTAGCTCCTAATATTATCGAAGGAAAAGATGCTATATCAGTTCAAGCAAATAGCATAGCTAAGGCAAGAATAGAACTTGGCTCATCTGCAAATCAAGAAAAGATAAACGATAGAGCTAAATATCACGAAAATATAAATCTTCAGAAATATTTAAAGAACAAAGGGTTTGATGTAGATGTAAATGGAGATATCGAAAGTGATAAAACAAAGTCAGCTCTAGATAAGTTAAAGGCTATAGAAGAACTTAATGAAATAGAAGATGCAAACAGAAGTAAATTCATATCAAAAATAAATAGCGATATAACATCTGACATGTTATCTTCTCCTGAAAGTATTGATCAATTGAGATCAGAATTTTCTAAGAATGGATATGTATTTGAATCATTTGGTGGATCTATAGCTGGATTAGGAGTTGGATCTGGTAGGTATATAAAAGTAAAATATACCTTACCTGATGGTACAGAAACAAGAGAAGAGACATTCGATACATCTGATCCAGAAGCCAGTCGTAATATGAGACTATTTATGTCTCAAACATTTATGAGTAAATCTGAAAAGGAGGCTATTATTGGAGGTGATGCACCTACTGACGAAATGGGAAGATTTGAGTATATGTCTTCTCTAGTCGGAAAAATGGCGGCTAATCCTAGTAAGTACGGAAGAACACTTGTATCTGATGAGTTTATTTCTAATCATATGAAAAGTACTTATCAGTACTTGAAAGATGAACAAACAGGAATATCATTAGAATATGATAACTTAAAAAAGAGAATAGATCAATTTAAACTTAATCCTACAGAAGAAGAAAGACAGCTTATTAATAACAAAGTCCATGAAATATCTGTAAGGGAAATTAAGTTAAATGGACAATACGAAAAAGCCAAAGAAACTGAAAAGAATTTTTCTTCAATATCTGCAGCTTATGCAACTGAAATGGAGAAAAAGGGGGGATTTTTCACTGGATTAACAGCTCAATTTGCTAAGGGTGTTACTAGTATACCAAAAATGATGTTGACCACGTCAGCAGATATACTTCCATATGTAGTAGATGCAGTAGATCCTATCACAAAGAATAGATTAAAAAATGATGGGTATTCAGATTCTGAAATAGCAGACTATGCCTCAAAGGAACTAAAAAATACGGTTGTTAAAGAGATAGAGAAAGGAGTAGTAAACATAGGATCATTAGGTCAGACTACTGAAGAGTATTTACAGTCAGAAGATAGAGGTGTTTTAGAAAACACATTAGGATTTTTAGCTAATAGTATTGGGACTGGATTAAGTGGAGGCGGTAATGGCGCATTAACTAAACTTGCATTTTTTAGTCAGTCATATAATGGCATGTCAGATCAGATGACAGGACCTGAATTTGATAGGTTAACAGAGACAGAAAAGAAACTAATATCTGTACCTTACGCATTGGTTATAGGTGGACTTGAAAGACTTGGATTTAAGTTTACAACGAGTACGAGTAAGAATCCTTTATTAAATAAACTAATAAATAATACTATAGCTAAGACATTTTCTGGCATACCAAAAGATGCATCAATACAAACAATTAATAGAGCTATATCGGAGAGTTTAACAGCTACTATGGCTCAAGCTGGACTAAGAGTAGTAGGTGGATCTATAGTAGAGGGAGCAGTAGAAGGCTCACAGCAATTAGCTGAGATATCTATAAAGAATATAGCTAACAGAATAATTGGAGAGGATGAGGATGGATTTGACTTTTTCAAAGATGTACCAGACATAACAACAGCTGAAGGAATTAAGGAAGCGTTAAAATTAGCGTCTGTAGATGCTGCATATGGCGCACTAGGGGGTGCTATTATGTCAACTGGAGAAAATGCTGTCTCATCTATTAAAAATTATGGAATTAAGAAAGAACAAGAAAAAGATTTTTTAACGTTAAGAGCTACCCTTCTTGATGGTAATCTTAGAGCACTTCAAGATTTAGATATAGAAAGAAAATTATCTTATGGAGAGATCACTCAAGAAGAAGCGGATGAGATGACCAACTCTATGAATAATGCTACATCAGCATTAGGAAAAATACCTGAGGGATTATCTACATCAAGAGCAAGAGAGTCTTTTGGTCTTTTGATTGAAAGAGATAAATTAGAGCAAGAAGTTAAAGGTAAAGACGAAAACCTAGTTGTAGCTCAGAAGGAAAGAATTAAAGAAATTAATAACGAATTACAAACAATAAGCAAAGATGCCGTTCAAGAGCAAGCAGCAGGTGAAGTTTCTGTACAGCCAGAAGCCACAACTAGCGAAGAAGTGGTCCAAGGAAAACCCAAATCAGGACCTGAAGTCGTTACCGAAGAAGGTAAAAAAGAAGAAGTAGATAAGAAAAAATCAGATAGAATATCAGAAATACAATCTATTTTAGCTAATGATGATGCTAAATTTGCTGAAGAAGGTCAAAGACCTTTACTGGCAGAGGCACGAGCTGAGTTAACATCTGAATTAGAAGGATTAAACCAAGAATCAACTACTAAAGCAGCTCCAGTTGCAGAAGTATTTGAATTTAATGGTAAAAAATACGAACTTACTAATGAGTCTGTAACAGATCTTGAAACAGGTAATCTTGTTCCAATTGAACTAGCTACACAAATTCGTGAAGAAGGAACTGTCGCAACCGAAGCTAACCAAGAACAGGTAGCAACCTTAAGAGCACAAGAGCAAGTAGAACTAGCTGAGGCTATACCTAACATAGACGAATATAAGGTTGATGGGAAGGTAGCCAAAAGTACTATGCCAGCTGATGTTTTGGCTAAGTATGAAGAGATATACGATAGGTATGACAAGCTAATAACTCCTTTGTTAACTACTGCACAACCTATCACATCTAAAAATCAAGTCACTCTAGATAACTTCCAAGAATTAGAGAATCAAGCCGTACAGGAAGGAAACGATACAAAGATAAAAACGCTTCGTGCTGCAAGAATGGTTGTAAAATCTCTTCCGGGAGTAAAGGTATTCATCCATAACTCACCTGAGGAGTACCAGCAGGCGTTAGCAGATGCATCTGGTGATTCCATTGATACTATCAAGTCAGAAGAAGCATCAGAGCGTTCATCCGGACAGTATGTAAATGGTGAGATACACGTTGATGGAAGTATTGCAACAGAGCGTACAGTATACCATGAGGCATTCCATGATGCAATCCTAAAATCAGGACTGTCAGTAGAGATGGCTAAAGGGCTTCTTAAGATTATTTCAGACAAGAAAATCAAGTCTCAACTAGAGGCATTCATTAGTCAGTATGAGTCTAGTGAGCAGAATGAAGAAATGGTTGTTGAGCTTGGAGCTATCATGGCTGAAGCAGGGACTGAATTGTCTACTACTAAACTTCAGCAGTTTAAGCAGTTAATAAATAAGTTAGCACAGAAGTTAGGACTTCCTGTAATGCTTCCAGCGTCAGCGGATCGTCAGCAGGTTGTTGACTTTATTAATACCATGTCGAAAGCAATTCGTACTGGACGTGCTGTTGATCTGAATATAAAAGGAGCAAAAGACAAGACAGGTATTACTGAAGAAATAAATCCAACTGCACCTGACACTGGTACAGGTGTTGATACATCATCATTAGAGAATAGAAAAAAATCTTTAATACAAAACCTTGGGTTAGTAAGACAAAAAGAAATAACTCAAAGATTAAAGACTGGAATAAAATTATCAGATTTAGGAAGAGTAATATCTCACTTAACATTCTCAGATAGACTTGTTACTGGAAAAGTTGGAGATAAAGATTATCTTGGAGGTATATTATTTGCAGCTGCAACTAATAGAGTATGGGCATCATTCTCTAAAGGAAGAGTTAGTTCTATAATAAATGGAATGCCTGTCAATAAGGATGGATATAGATATCTAATGCCAGCATTACTCACTGAACAATCTCACATGTCGAATAAGGACATGATGAATACATCTCTTAAATTAGTAGAAGATGCTGTAATAAATGGAGATGTAGATTTTAACTCTGCTAACGACAGAATAAGAAAAGCATTAAACAGAAAAGGACTAGAGAAGTATCTTGAAATATATAACAAATCTATTGGTGATAATATAACAGCTAAAAGTGTAAAGAATGCTATAGATGAGGCTATTGTAAATAGCGATAGTACATTTGAAAATAGAAAAACATTCTTAGAGGCATTACTTGGAAAGGCTGATATAGATCTAACTAAAAGATTTGGGAATCTTCCATCATTTTCTGAATTAGCAAATGGACTTGCTGAACCAATAACAGAAGGACATGAATATGGTGATATACTTTTAGTTATAAGAACTAAGGGTAATCTTATTGCTGTTCAACCAAAAGAAGGAGATGCAGATTACCATCCATCTTATCCTTGGGTCATCAGATCAGTAGATGAAAATGGAGATATTTCTGATGTTGAAACATTAATATTTGATAAATCTTACAATGCTATAAATGTATTTCCTAAGGTAACAAATAAGATTGGTAAAACATTATCATACCAAGATTATGTTAACAAGTATGGAGATAAAGCAAAATCAGCATATCTTGGATACATAGGAGGTAGATCAACTATGTCTACATCTTTGACTGAAGAAGTAAATATTGAAGCTGAACAAAAAGAAAAAGTAGCTGAAGTTTTTAAAGGCAGAAAGAAAAGAATGACTGAGCCAGTTGCTGGAAATAAATTATTCAATGAGCCACTTAGAGACGCGTCAGTTATTGCTAAAAAGTATTCAGAAAAGTCTGGAATAGAGTATGTTACTGTAGAAAAGATATCAAAGCTAGACGAGTCTAACTCTAAAGAAATTGCTGCTGAATATGATAAGATGAAGAACGATCCTACCAATCCAGAGGTTAGGAAAGCATATGATGCAATGATAAAAGAGACTGCTGATCAGTATGAAGCAATACTGGATGGCGGTTATGTTGTTGAGGTTAATAATAATGAGCCATACTCTAGCTCTGAGGATATGATACAAGACCTTCGTGATAACAAGCGAATGAAAATATTCTCTACTGAATCTGGATTTGGGGATGATCCAATTACTGACGAGCAAAGAGCAGAGAATCCATTACTACAAAAAACAAAGTACTCAGATGTAAATGGAATTCCATTACTAGCTAATGATTTATTTAGATTTGTACATGACTTCTTTGGTCACGCAAAATTAGGAAATGGATTCGGACCTATTGGAGAGGAGAATGCATGGAGAGTTCATTCTGTTATGTATTCAGATTTAGCTAGAAGAGCTATGACATCTGAGACTAGAGGTCAAAATAGTTGGGTTAATTTTAGTGGAGCAAATGACGCTGTATTTAAATTAAGAGATAAGGCTAGAGCTCTTCGTAAGGAAGGAAAGATAGATGAGGCAAATGAGTTGATTGGTCAAGTATATGACGAGATGCAGTTTGCTGAACAGAAGGTTGGACTTATGCCTGAGTGGGTGTCAGAGACTGCACCTCGTAAAAAGCAAAAGTCTGGTGGAAAGAAAGTAACTGCCCAAAAAGTAAATCAGTCGTTTAAGAATCCTGTAAAGAAGGTGATTGTGAATGACCGTACTGCCTTAAGAAATCAACTAAGACTTGAGGCTAGGGCTGCTCGTGAGTCACAAATGGACTTAAAGCAGAAACAACGTGCATTAATTGTGGCTATCAATAAGATGAAGCGAGGTGGACTTATTACGGTAAATCAGGCATCTATACTTGCTAAAAGACTAGCGTTCGTTAATGTAGACAATCCAATAATGATCGAGAGATTTTTAGGATACGCTGATAAGTTATTTGCAGATGCTGAATATTCAGCTAAACTTAATTCTGCATTTGAGCTACAAAAAAAGATAAAGAGAGCTATAAAATCTGATAAGCTTCAAGCAAGTGTTGTAGCTACAGCGAAAGCATTTTCTAAATTGAATCCATCATTAGTTGAGGATATTGATACATACATTGAGAATGCTGAAAAGGTAATGAACGCAGTTAAGTCGTCTCGTGCAAACGTAAAAGATGGTGTAGATTTAGATAATATTATTAAAGGCAAAAAGGCAGATATTGCTATTGAATTAAAGACTGCAATGGACTTTAATGAGATTGGTGAGTACACAGATAAAGCTATTGAGTTAGAGAATGAGTATAGAAAGAATGAACTAATGTCTATCTACAAGGACTTATCTGATGCAAATATTATCACTAAAGAAATGTCTATCGAAGAGATGAAGGAAGTGATTACGTCAGTTATGAATGAATCTAAGGATAAAATGCCAGCAGAAGAAAAGCTTGCATACATTATGTCTTGGCTTGGAAGTACTGCAAATGTATACCGTCCAATCATTAAATCAATGCTTAATGGACGAGATCCGTTTACAGGTGATGATGTAGTTCTTTCTGAGAAGCAGGATCAAATAATTCGTAACTTCCTAAAAATAGATGTCACTAAGATGGATGTTCGTGAGGCAATGTTTGTAGTTGAGGCTATGGATAATTTCATTACAAATAAAATCACTGATGGACTTGAGACTGTAATAGCTAAATATGAAGGAAACTTAGAAGCTAAGAAATTATCTGATTCAGGATTCAAGACTAGATCCATGAATACATTTGGAAATGAAAAGTCTAAGTTAGGTACTGGTAGGTTATGGGCGCAAGAGATGATGTCATTAAAGACATTGACTGACTTGGTATTTAGAGGTGTAAATAACGCTCAGAAAATAACTAAGGCAATGGGTCTTTCTGCATACGAGAATGGAGTAGCACTTGCAAATAGATTATGGAACAACAGCATTGATTCATACTATAACGAGTTCAAGAAGACAAAACCGAATGGAGAAAAGTTTATGTCAGCAAAAAATATATACGAAAGAGGTATGTATGCTGCACTTAAAAGAACTATTCCGGGAGATCAGAAAGTACAAGATGCTGAATTAAAAAGAAAGATTAAGCTAATCAACGACAGTATTTCCACATTGATGAAAGGATCTGAAAGAGATCAAGATATTGCAAAGATGTACTCTGAGGTTGCTGAAAAACTTGGAATAAACGAGTCTGGAGTTACAATGCTGGATATAGAGTCAAGAGTTGATTCAAACAATATGAAGGCTGTAGACTGGTGGGTTAGTAAATGGGCTGATAACTATAGCGAACTAGCTGATGTAAGTCAGAACGTTTACAATACAATCCTTGATAGAGATATGTACTACACACCTGATAAGTTTTCTAGCACAAAGCCAGTAGAGAAGTCAGTAGAAGAAGTATTTGAATCAGGAGGTGCATTCGGACAGTTTTTAGATTATGAGTACGACAAGAAATCTGGTGTATTAATGCCTTCAGCAAAACAATCATCAATGGCTGAAGGAAGATTCTTGGACCTTAATTTCGATATGAATAACTCAAAATCTTTGAAGGCTGCATTGGTTGACATGAAGACGGCTACATCCATTCGTAAAATCAGCGGATTCTTAAAGTCAAAGGACTGGGAGAAAGTGATGACGGCAAAAGAAGATAGAGATGTATTCAGAAAGAAGATTGATAACTACATACTTCGAAGCAGAAATAAATCAACTGGTGCAATCGATAATGATTACGCACAGGCATTAGATAAGGCTGGTAAGATTTGGGCATCAATGGGAGCTGCTAGAGCATTAGGTGGATTTACTCAGCCATTAAAGCAAACGATTCCAGTATTAATGAGTACAATCATTAACTCAGGAAGAGTTGATTTTGCTATAGGTAAGGATCAGAATGATTGGATTAGTAAAATAGGTAGAGGGATATCAAACAGAGGGCTTGAATCTCAGGCTGGATTTGAGGATGCAAATAGAATGATGGATGATGCAGCAAATAGTGGTAACGCTGTAAAGATATTGGCTGCAATAGAAAAATCTAATAGGTTTGTTTTAAGAGCAGTTCTTGCGAAGCCTGACGTATTTATAGCTAGATCATCTTTCATATCTTACTACAAGCAGTATATGGCTAATAATGGGATGTCTGAGGATATTAATTACTCAAAGCCAGAAGATGCAAATCAAGATGCATTGGATTATGCTCAACGAATGATTGATCGTCAGCAGAACGTATCTGATGGAGATTTAGCTGGTGAATTTATGTCATCTAATAAACCATATAAAAAATTAGCTAAAAATATATTATTACCATTTGCTTCATTTGTGATTAATCAGAAGTCAAGAATGTTTACTGATTTCGCAACACTTATGGGTAAGGAGGTATCAAGTCAAGATAGAGTATTAGCTATTAGATCATTAAGTGGATTAGCCGCTGAAATTGCTGTATTTAACGCTATAGCATTTGGTATAAAGGCAGGTGTAATTGCAATAGCTGGAGAAATAGTACCTCCAGCTCCAGAAGATGAAAAAGAAAAAGAAAAAGAATTATGGAAGCAGTGGGGGTATATTATTGGAAACGTAATTGCAAGTATTATTTCTCCAGTTCCATTTACAGATAGTTCTGTAATATCATCTTCTGACTGGGTATATAAGCAGGTAAATAAAATTGCCAAAAGCTCTAGTGGTGAGACGAAAGAGGCTCTTAAGAAGCATAATGAGGAGAGAGAGTTAAATGGTCAGAGACCACTTGTAGGTAGAGAGGCTGATAGATGGATGGAGAATCATCAGGAAGAAGATCGATTTAAGATTCGTGCGTATACTAATGAAAACATGGCTGGTACGTATACCATTACATATAATAAATTAGTTGAACTTAAGAAATCATATAACCTAGCATTCAATGGTGAGTACGAGCAAGATATGTATGGTAAGGTCCAGAAGAAGTATATTCTAAAGGAAGATAGAGACGTTCTTAAATACATGTGGATTGGAAATGCAATAACTAATATTGCAGGATTCCCGTCAGAGTATAGCTCTGTAAATAGAAGAGTTGAGAATAACGTCAAGAAGAAGAGTGCAATTTCAGAAAAGAAATTTGATACATACAATGATGTTGTTAGCCACAAAGGAGGAGAATTAAATAAGGCAGAATTGTTCTTGGTAAAGAACATGGATGGAACTAAGTCTCAAAGTGGAACTGATCGTGTAATTGAAGAGATCGAGTGGATTAAAGAGAATGGAGGATTTGATAATGAACGTCAGATGGACAAGTACATTGAAATATATCAAAAGGAGAAGTCAGTTAGTTCGTCTGACATGTATGAGATTAAAAAAATAAAGTAAAGAAAAAGCCCCGATCGAAACCGGGGCTTTCTATTCCTTAAGTATGTAATGTTCGGATTATATCTCGTCATTCTAATCAGATTCTTTTCTTAACCAAGCGCTTGGTGCCTGAACCGATACTTAAGGCGTGTTAATTATACTTAAAGTCTATAGTTACGCATAACCATGATACATAACAGTAGTGAGTAGCCTTAAAATCCCAATTTGGAAGTAGTAGCCATTCTGTAGGATGAATATTAATTTGTCGTAATTTCATTGTATTTTATTTATCTGATTACTTAAAATATATGTGTTAATCTAGCTACCTGACCGTGCTCCTTATGAAACACAAATCCCTCAATAGCTACAGGTGACCATTGATAACCTTGGCGGTGGTGCCAGCTGTCTGTACCACTTGGAGAACGCAGAGTCTCAACGTTTACAGACATGTAATCCTTACTACTCTTGTGATGTATGTGATGTCCAAACACAAATCGGTGCTTACAGTGATGCCAGTGTTCAGAGGCTTCGTGAGCCATAAGCATTGGAAGGTCTGTAACCTTGGCGCCATCCATGTGAGTAGTTCCGATTAGGTTCTTACCATAAACGGAATACTTTCTGTGAGACATATCTGTGTTGAAACTAACGTTCTTACTTTCACGGAACCAGCTCTTAACTGAGTCAATCATCATGAATCCAGACATGTAGTCATGATTTGATGGGTTATATACAACCTCAACGTCAGCTATTGTCATCAGTGTTTCAATGATTTCAACAATTAGTTTCTTAGCAATGACGAAGTTATCGTACCACATTCCGTCCGTGTCTTGAGGGGTTCCACTAGTTGTGGTCCTTCTAGGTGTGTCGGTATGTAGTACATCATTTCCAGCAACAAAGATAACCTTGTCAATATTCCATCCGTTAGACTTCTGAATAATTCCATGAAGACCTTCACGAACTCGTTTAACAGCTATCTGTTGGTTGTAGTCCTCTCCAGTCTCAAATGAGCTGCAAAGTTTCCCAATATGGATATCTGCAGGATCAAATAATAAACAGTGACCGTCCTTAATTGGCTTGCGTTCAATCGTCACGTATTTAGGACTCCATTTAGATATCTCTTCAATCAGGTTATCACGGAAGTCTTCATACCTGAACTCGTTACTGTCTCCCTTAACCTTTAAACTGAAGTGCTTGCTCTTGTGCCAGTACGCATCAACCTTTGACGGATCGATACCAACTCTTTCACACTCAGCAATTAGAGCTGGGTCATGTTTTTTAGCCTCTACCTTTAGTATGCAACGGCTTGTGGCATGTCTAACTGCATTGTACTCTAACGATAACTCCTCAGATATGATCCTAGCCATGGCAGACTTATTGGTCATGCCAGAAGCATACAGCTCTAAGGCTCGTTTTTTAACTTCTTTATTCATCCTTGATTGATTTTCGAATGTCCAGTAGGACCTTATTCAATTTCTTAATTGCTGTCTCCACCTCGTCCTGACTTCCATCAGATAGTGCCTCATACAGCTCACGATTATATTCGTCAATCTCATCCATAGTTGAGTTGACCCATTGTATATTTCGAATCATGCTCGCAAAGCTAAGACATTGATTACTAATATCCAAATAAAATTACAGTTGGTCTATGAATTTATCTAACTGTAAGACAAGTTTTCTACCATATCTTTTGCTTCTTTCGATTGGAATGTATATATTTTCGATAGTTCTTAACTCATAGTCCAAGTAGTATATACCTTCTTTTGAGTTATTAACGTACTTAGATTTTGGATACATCCCTTTATCAATCCACTCAAACAAAAACTTGTTTACCTCCTTCATGCAGTCCTTTCTAGGTGTGCACTTTAGGTAGTTGTATACGGTAGACCGTTCGACATGTATGATCTTAGCTATACTTGGAATTGATGCCCCTTGACTTTCTAGTTGTACCACTACCTGACGTCGCATCTCTGACACCCAGTCGCCAAATCGTACACGATATAGCGGCTTGAAGTATTCATGAATTTTTACGATTTGATTTTCTGTTAACTGCTCCATTGACATTTACTTGAAAAATTTAAATTACTTACTTTATATACGAGTCTGTATCTCGACATCTCTCTATCCTTGAACATTCTATTTACTGACTTAATAAACATATCATGGTGCACGTCCTTATCATCAATCAGTACTACTGGGTATCTGGTTAGTAACTTATGTATTGGATGAAGCCTTGACTTACTGTTTAATGGGATTAGTTTAATATCAATGTCTGCTATGTATACCGAGGCGTTCATAGCTTCTTAAATACAATATTACATTCGTGCAGGTGTTCAGCCAGACGACCTAGGTTAGCCTCACGCATTGGCTGAAACTCGGCATCAAGAACTACTGCATGTTTGATGATTAGTTCGTTGTTACTTACTGAATATACGTCAATCAGGATGTTATGCATCTTTGGTACCTTCAGGTCAAACATCTCAGCTAGTAGCTGTACGTTAGGATTGGCTAGTGTTGCTTTCATATAGTTCTTCGTTGGTTAGTGCAAAGTACAAATTTTGTAGTTGATGTACGTTATTAATATCTATGTTTAAAGTGTAACATTCATCAGAGAAATAATCTCCAATAAATCCAACTTTAAAAGGCATTGATATAGTAAGCGTTTCACAGTGATTTTCACTTCCAACTATAATACTTTTACTATAAATTTTCTCTTCATAATCGTGCGTATATCTTTTTACTTCCTTAAAACCAAACTTCAACAACCATTCTTCTGTTAGTGGGATTGGTTCAATGTGATTATGATGACCAGTATTTCTGTATGGACTCCATGCTATTATCTTGTCACTTAAAGAAGTTATTTTAACAATTTCTTCGTTAGACCTATTTATAGTCTCATAAACTAAATTCCCTATTCTTAATTCGTTTGCTTTCATAATTACTTACTTTAAAATGTCCAGTATATTTCAATAAAAACTAGAAATATTTCCTTATAATTCGTTTACTGTTATTGACTTGTGGGGTTTTGACAGGTATACGTTTGTACCATAAGGTGGCTTGATAGAATCAACAAATATATCATCCAAGTAAATAGCGATAGACTTTACTTCACCTACTATTTTACGATCCCCATCCGTTATTAACGTAACACTGTCTCCAATATTGCATGGCGCACATTTCTCAATGTATTCCTTGCGAAGATTAGCTAATGCCTTATTGATTGCATTGATCTCTTCATGCAATTCTTTCTTTCTGTTTACATACGATTCTTTAGTCATCTTTTCTATTCTTTAAATAATTTAGTTTCTCCGTCATGTACGAAACACTTTACGTACTTAGACAGCTCTTTCATTCTGTATTTCTGCAACTCTCTCGGTTGCTTGCCGGGTTGTTTAACCTCGTAAAACTCAGCAATGCCAGAAGGTCTTATGCATACAAGGTCAGGTATTCCTGTCTTGTTTGTTACCGACAACTTGATCACATAGCAACCCTCTGACTCTAGCTGGTTAATTAGTTTTGACTGGATCTTTGACTCACTCATTTATAATCCTTCTTGAAGATATTAACTGTGTACTTCTTCTTTGACTTTACAACCTTGTATATCTTATCTTCGATCCCCCCGTCTGCAAATATCCAGTAGACATTGTTCTCAAGTCTATCCATGGTAGCCATACGGTCAGTTGCTTGTAGGTAAGACACAGCTGAGTGCTGTATGTTCATGAACACCAAGCAGTTGGCTTCCTTGAGTGATATGCCCTCCCTTGAGCTGACTACCTGACCTGCAAAATGCTTGTCTGTAGTCTGAAACTCATGGAGGTCTGTTGTTATCTCATCACCGAATACTGACAAAAGTAAGTCAAGTTCTTTTTTAAAACAATAAAATATGCCAATTTTTTTACCAGCAAAGTATTCTTTTATAAATTCAGCCTTTGTTTTGTCAATCATTACAGCAAGTCCACTCTCTAGTTTACATGTCCCGGAGTACAGCTGCATTAGCTTCTGCATTAGCTTGGCAGGTGTGTCGGCAAGTATTACGTCCGAGCTACCCTCAAACACTAAATCCTTCATTAACTTATCGCATATCTTATAGGTTACTGGATTCATCTTGACGTACAAAACCTTCTCATTTATTTTTGACTTAAACCCTGACTGCTCCTGAGTATGTGTTATCATGTAGGGCTGTATGTCATGCATTATCTTAGCCTCAATTCCAGCTGAGTAGTCATTGATGGTCAAACTATTTATCTTACGCTGTACGATGTTCACGTAGTCATGTGCCCACTTGTAGAAGTTACGGTAGTGCACCCAAGGTGAACGGCTTGATATCCAGAACTGATGGTATACCTGAGAGAATGACTCAGGTGACATAGTACCTGACAGCATGATGATTGGCTTCAAGAAGAAGCGTTCTCTCATACGTTTAGCCAGCTGTCCGGGCTTAGGTAGTCCTGCAGCCTTGTGTGCCTCGTCGAAGATGATAACGTCAAACGAGTCAGCGTCTTGTAGCTTATGGAGTGACTCATGGTTTGTTACTACAATCTCAAATTGGTATCCAAATTCATTGTAGTCCTCAAGTATGCTTGATATTGCCTTCTTTCTTGTTAGAAATAGTACCTTCTTGGCTCCATACATCTCGGCTATCTTCATTGACGTAGCTGTCTTACCAGTCCGAACTTCCATGGCTAAATACAGCAAACTGAGTTTTCTGAGTATGTCACTCCCTCTGTTTGCTATATCTAACTGATAGTCTCTTAGTTGCTTCATAGTTACATACTATCATAATCAAATTCCTCACGAACTGGATCAACTATCTTAATCCATCGATCAGGATCAATGTAGTTACATACGATCAACATCTTGGACCAGTTACCAATCCATGTTAGGTAGTCGTCATACTCCTGTCTGTTCAAGAATCCAAGCGCCACATTCTTCATGTGTTTCTTAGTTCTTAACAGACTGTCAATCGTGTAGTCATCATGATTGTGATAGTTGTCCACCATCCCACACCACCAGACTAACTCACGTCCGGTCTTCTTGAGTCCTTTATGTACTGCATCAACGAAGTCCATGCCTCCGTTATAACTTCCAAACTTCTTGTAAAGGAAGTCGACAGCATCTACGCTGTCTTTAACTCCCTTAAATTCATTTATCAAATTCATTTATTTTTAATTGTTTCATTGGTTCGACAAAGACAATGGACTTTCCAATATCTAATTTTTTCTCTCTAGGTAGTTCACCATACTTGATTAACGCAAATTCCTTAATCCAATTGTAGAATGTCCTATGCGCCAGCTTCATCTTTCCAAACGCTCCGTAATCAGGATATTGGGAAATAAAGTCAGCCATAAGATCAGCACCACGGAATTCAATTCCCGGCTTCAGTGAGTAACTCTTGTCAGTTCCTGTAGCCCATTCATAGAACTCCGGTGAGGTCTTGGCAAACAACTGTCTGTTATCTAGGTTTTTAAATTTGGCTTCTCTCAGTCCCTTCTGCATGAATATTTGCATGTTGGAAATCATGAAGCTATCAAATCTGGACCACTCGTCCGCATCCCAATCATCAAACAATCGTCTACCAAGCTCATCCTTTGGAGTGTGTGACTTATTGTAATACTGATGAAATTCAACCTCCCATCTGCGTCTATCGTGGGAGTTGCCACCACCTTTAATCGCCCAGTTAGTTGTAATTATCATCTTTGGCACAAGCTCAAACGGAATAAAGATTTCTTTACTGTTCTTTACCTCGATCGACATACCGTCGGTGATCATCGAGAATAAGGTCTGGAAGTGGAATCCCTTGTCAGCATCATTGAAACAGATTACTTGAGTATCAGTTGATACCCTCTGATAAGTAAACCTGCCCTTTAGATCAATCTTCTGTGCGTCCAGAATGACTGACCGTCTTATCTTTGATACTGAGTTTACGAATATACCCTTTCCAGTTCCTCCCTCTGGCTTGTCTGTAATCGACTCATCATTTAGAATCACAACGGGATTATATGCCGGGTCATTGTATCGATGTAGCATATAACCAAGTGTGGTCCGCATGGTAAGAAAACGATCTGACTCACTGCCTGCAATCGTGTAGATAAATCTCTCAAAGTCGCATCCGCTGTAGTCCATCTCTCTGTAGTCCCTATCAAGAATTGACTTCTCCCATACCAGACCGTTAAGGTCATCGTATGACATTCTAGAAATTCCTGACGGAGTTACTCTAACTGCACAGTTGCGGTAAAAAATATACGACTCCTTCTCGCCATCCATTAAGAATCTATGATTGACTGACGGAAGGAAAGACAGGAAGTCCTCCTTCTGCAGTTTCAAGTTCCCAACGTATGCGTTGTAGACTGACTTATCTTCGAGTTCAAACATCCACTCAGACACGAAGTCTTTAATGTGGTCATCAAGGACTTCTCGAATGACGTTATTCCTTAAGTGTACGAATATGAACGTACCCTCTTTTGATGCGTAATACTTGAAGAAACCATTCTCAGTAAGGAACTCTCTGTACTTGTGATTAATAAAATTGACTGCTCCAGTTTTAGGATCCTTTGTCCAGAACTCAACCTCACTTACCTTGATATCTTCTAACACATCGTCCGTGGCTTCGGGCACGATCTTTCGTATCTCTTCAGGCGTTACACCGTTGGCAACCAATGCCGTAACTTTCTGTACTGTAGCCTTATCTTCCCATTGCTTTGTTCCGTGTATCTCAGTCTTTACATACGCTGATTCAACGGTTCTACTAATCTCTGATTCTGTGAAGTCTGGCTGTACAAATTGTAGGCAGGTCTGTAGTGCTTCATTTCTATCGACACCATACTCATTGAGTGCCTGAGCAAGTACGTACATGTTGTGATTCCGGGCGCCAGAAACTAAGCCATAGTTCTTATTCCACCAAGAGAGAATTCCGATCGTAATTTTGTTCGTGTCATTGGTAGGTATTAGTACCTTCCTTTGTTCTCTTTCTGGCTCAATAAGTTTACCCGTCCATACCTTCGAGCTACTGTTCGAAAATACGTGAGGATCATATGACTCATATGTTATCCGACTGATATCACTGCATGCTGCATCAAACTCTTCACAATCATAGTACTGTTCGATTGCCTTGAAGTATTGCTTGTATTCATTTGCGTCACACATTGGAATTTGCACAAGAACCTTTAAACCATCCCCGGACGGAGAGGTAAAAAGGCTGTGCGTGTAATCGTCCATTTCTAACTCAAAACGTTTAGTCTCAAGTGATGTGGGTGAACTAAACCCATCAAAATCAATTGACATAAATCCAGACGACTCAATAAGTCCAGCGATAGAACGACTACTGAATTTTCCTCCGTAACAAACGGCAGGTAGCTTTTTCTTTATTTCGTTTCGTTGTGGCTTATCTAAGTCAGAATTTCTAATCTGCTCGCACAGATCTTTGGATTTTCCATTTCTTATCCGATCGATTGCACCCTCCACAGATATGTAGTAGGGACTATTCGTTTCATTTAAATTTTTGAATATAGTTATCATAATTTATCGGATAAAAATAAGGCAGGATTCCGGGAAGCATCCTGCCATAATTACTTGAAATTCAATTGATTATTAGAACGGAAGATCTCCGTCAGCGTCTGCATCTCCAACTGTTGGAGCCTGAGTCTGAGCTTGAGTCGATCCTCCGATAACATCCACTCTCCATCCGTCAAGTGTGTTGAAGTACTTCTCCTCACCTTGAGGACTGGTCCACATTCTTCCACGAAGATTGAATGAAACCTCTACCTCTTGACCTTCTATTACACTGTCTAGGTGTGATGTCTTGTCCTTAGCGAACTCAAACATAATATCTTGTGGATACATTGTTGATGAGTCAGTTACCACTAACTCTCTCTTTGAAAACTTCTCAGATACTTGGACCGTATCTCCAATCTTCTTTACTACTCCTGTTAATTTAAAACTCATTTGATTTGATTTTGATTGTTTATTAATCTACTATATATTGATTGTCTTGTGTGAAGAGAATTCCTTCAACTAGCTCTGCCGTGTTACCATCAATGATTACCTTTACATGTGGGTGATGGTTTTCAGATAAGTACTTCATTAAAGGCTTGCATGCCTCCTGAAACTCTTTTAACTGTTTTAGCTTGTTACTCATTTGATTTGATTTTTGGTTATTAACTTATTGTAATACTCTGTAGCGTATTTCACTGCTGCCTTCTCACGTCTCTCAATGTGGACGATATCAGCATCAGTTAACTCGAACTCAATGTATGTAATTCGAAGTGCAGGGTCTAAGTCATCGACATAGTGTAGGTCATCTCCCTCCCAGTCAGGAACCAATGTTTCAGGCGTGGACATAAGTACGTAGCACAGTCTAGCCTTGCTCCACTTTTCTCCAGTCATCTTGGATTTCATGTAGCAGTACATCTTCAACTGCCACTCATACGTGCCATTGCTGATATGCTCAGGAAGCTTAGGGAACGTATCCTTGGACCATGAACACTTGATGTCAGTTATCATCTTGTCTACGCCATCCTCAAGGTCTGGATGTCCTCTGAAGTGTCCAGCAGATAGTGAAGAGTCTGACTTCTTCATGTCTAGCATAAAGAAGTCATTCAAGAACTCAATTGCGTCTACCTCCACCTTAATTCCTTTCTCTGTCTCCTTACTTCCGAACGTCTTCTTGTACTGATACACCTCTTGATCAACTAACGACTCAACGAATGTACGCCCTCCTGTACTTAATTCAACTATCCCGTTCTCTAAGTTTGTCTTGATCAAGTGAAGCTTGTCAAATTCAGCCTTCATGTTGTCAGTAAGTTTTTTCTTAGGATCTGTGATTGATGCTAGTGAACGCTCAGATAGTTCGTCATACTTTTTCTGCTGTGCTTCAGTCAGTCCGTCATCTCCGGAGAACAATGGTGCTGCACCGCTTGCTCTGAATTCAATTAAGTTCTCTATCATGCCTTAGGTATAACTGATAATAGTTCCTTCTCTTGCTCTGGTGTAATTCTACGGATAGACTTGATCTTCTCGATTGTAGTTCCATTAGCTGCAATCTTATCCTTTGAAGAGGCGAACTCAGTCTCTGATATGAACGGAAGTTCTTTCTTTGGAATAGGTCTCGTCGAGAAACGTAGACAGTCAACCATCTCCTTGTCCATTGCAGAGAAGTCCTTCTCAACTGTAAGAACTACTGGTTTTCCGATGTAGTCATCATAAGAGTCACTACCGAAGAACTTACTTAGTCTCTTCATGTTCTTCTTGTTGACTACCATCGCCTTAGAGAATCCTACAATGTTGGCAAACACCTTCATCTCCTTGCCTCCAGCAGTGATGAACTCTCCAACATAAAACTTCTCGATGATTACTTCCTTGGGTTCGAACTTCCCATTTACTTCTAGGTCCCAGTGACCTAAGTACGGCTGTTGTCCAGCTTGATCGTACAGCTTGCGCCAGTTACTCATTTGATTATAATTTTAGGGGTTAATAAATTACTTTTTTATTGGTTGCAAAAGTACTTAATTTTTCATTCAGTTCCAAGTACCTATCTAATTTTGTTAATAATTTTTTCAATCTGTCTTTAAGTTCTTCAGTTTTGTCTGAATTTTTTTCCAGAGATATCAAATAATTAACTTTGTTTATTCTATTGTTCAATGTGTCAATGCATACCTTATAGCATCCCGGCAGCCATCCTTCGGTATCGAATACATTGTACTGTTCTGTTGATACCTCTGCGTAGTGCTCGTCAGCGAGTGACGCATTCTTTACTTCAATCAGTCCAGACTCTAGGTCCTTACTGATCCTTACTCCGTGATCGATGTAGTAGTACGATGTTGGATTCCTTTCGTCTCCATACCACCACAGACTTACGTTCGGATCACTCTCTAGTTCTTGCCATGCCTTCATATTAATTGATTTTAATTATTTAAAAAGGTAAATCACAATCAACAATCATTACCCTTCTTTTAAAAGCCAATGAATCCATTGGTAGATCTTTAAATGTTATATCAGGTCTACACGTAACTACTATCTTTGGATTTATGTAGAATGGCTTTTGGTATGCATTTTCAGCACATAATCCATCTGTAGCGCTGCTAACAATATTACATAAATTATTTATATCCTTAAGTTCTTCAATTATAACTAACTCAGTGTCTTTATTACATCTAGCATAAAAGAAAGGATCTATTCTCCAACAATTTCCATCAACCCAAACAACCTTGTCTGCATCATAATCCTTAGCTATACATTTAGCTGCTGTAGTTTTTCCGCTACCTCCTGAGCCAATGATTACTGTTACCTTTTCGTGTATTTTCATAGTTCTTCGTTTGTTAGTGCAAAGTATAGGTTTTGTAGTTCGTGGACGTATTTTATTGTTGTAATTGAATACCTATCTATTACGCAATCAAATTCATTATTGAAATCATCAAAATGTAACTCACATATAAGATTGTCATTAGAATAATAATTTTTATAATTTCCTACATCAAACCCAAACTTCAAAAGCCATTCATCTGTTAGTTGTATTGGTTTAAAATCATCAATATCATACCATCCCGACCTGTCTCCATCGTGCCAATCGTAACCAATATTTTTTGAATCTATATCCGTAACACGGACACATTTATGTTCTTGATGATTTACCCAATTCCCAATTCTTAATTCACTTGCCTTCATATCATATATCATTTAATTGATTCTCTACCTCGGTCCATAAGTCATGCTGTCTAGACCATAAATATTCAGCGACTGGTGGCTTGCACTCATCCTTTATCTTATTAGCGATGTACTTTGCTATTACTAGCGCTGTCGGTAATTCGATCCTAGATCCATCAGACATCTTTTTTGATCGCATGTGAATAATGTCATCTAGTAACTCTGTAGCTATTTCATTAGCCTTCTTCTGTATCTCTGTCATACTCCTTTAGATATAAATCAATAACTAGCTTAGTCTTCTCCAAGTCCTCCTTGAACTGACCTTTCTCACGACATCTAACAATTCTTTTAACGATATCGAATTCCCAAGCATTAAGACCTTGCTGCTCTGCAAACAGATAAAGACTTCCATGCTCATTGTCATAGTGCTCAGGGACACTGAATGAATCCTTCTGATTTTCGATAATCATGAATTCTTCCGCATATTTTGGATCGTTGTATATAGTAACTTCACAATCACGCTCATAGATGTACCTACCGTTCACATGTCCGTCATGCTCAACTAGGTAGGCATCGTGATCGTCTGAGTATTCAATAACTCTGAATGACTTGCCTACCTTCTTCTCGTACCAATGCCCTGCTGGACCTTTTGATACCTTTACAACTTTACCCATTTCTTTTTCTTTTAAGTACCCATCCAATAGACCACAAATCTTTGCTCCCATAGAGTTAGGTAAGTCACTACCCAACTCCCTACGTAAAAAATCTCTTGAGGTCATACTACACAAATTTAGTTTTACTGATTAATATACCTTCCGTTCTACCGGGGAAGACTGCCGTTTTATCAATAAGGAAATCAATCCTATTCTTGAATCTCTTGTTCATCGTGTCATGCAGTATCCACCACCCACGAATGCGTTTGTCAGGATGGTACACGTATACCCTATCACCGTAGCTAAAATGTCCTCCATGACGATCAATCAGGTCTCTCGACAGTGCAATCCACCGTAGCTTACCTGAACGTAGCTTAGATTGATCGATAATTTGTCCGTCAGCAGTCTCTAACGGACGTGCATCCGTCTGCCCTACATCGGCATGATAGTACGTACCGATGACCTTCCTGATGACTGGCTTCTCAACTATCGTCCTGATTGGATTAATGACTGTTCGACTGATAGTATAGTCTCTCGGAAGACATGATAGTATCAAGATAGTGAATCCGACTAACGTGGCGACCATTATCTTTATCGGACGTGCGTTATGACGTTCGTATGACAGTGTGTCTGGATTGAATTTGTATAGACTCATACTACTTCTTTATTGTTAAAAATATCATCTAAATAATCACTCCTAAAGGAAGTACCTCCTATCCTATGATCATCTGGTAATTCAATCACATGGTCTTGCTTTATTTTAAATTCAGGAAATACATCCTTGAATACTGCTACTGAATCTCTAACCATAGATGGTGCGTATGTATGCCTTCCATGTGCGTACCTTGCAGCCATCCATAGTATATCCTCAATGGCTGACTGAAGTCTTTTCTCATCTGATTTTTTCATCTTATTTTAAATTAATTAAGTGTTAAAAATAACATCTTCCCAAAACATATTAACTTAATCGAGTTTTAGGATTTCATATCGATTTTATTTCTGATTTAACTTCATTCCAATAATCTATTCTCTGTTGAACATATCCATCTGTTCTATCAAACATATCATTTTCCTTAATTATCTCATCAACTGCAATTAATGCACATATTTTAGCGTTCTCAATTTGTCCTTCAGATGAGTAAGCCTCTACGTATTCAATGTACTTATCAACTAACTCATTCGCTTTCTTCTTTGCTTCTGTCATAACTTTTAATTTAATTACTTACGTTTCACAATCATAATTGTACGGTCTGATGTACATATTATAATCCCAACTACATGAAATCCTGACTGATTTAAATGCTTCGCTATTTGATTATCTACCGTCTCTGGTCCATGAATGAAGACCGTCTCCTCTGAATCATCAACTAAGTTCTTGACAACTACATGTCCCTTAAACAGACCGTCCAATACCTCGAACGCTCCATCATAATTCTCTATCTCTATTCCCATATCTAATTCAAAAATATATCCTCAAGTACTACATGCAGACTGCTCTGACGTACTGAGTAAATGTTAAATATTGCGTCCGGATCCAAGTCACCTAGGTATTCACCTGCTAGGATTATTGCCGAACCTATATCTGCCGTGTCGACCGTTATAAAGAACTCGTTAGGTCCAAGTCTTGTCTGAATGATGTATGTCTTCATACCTTTCTGATTATATAACTAAATGCTGGAATGACTACCACTAGACCAAATCCATAAAACGCTGAGTACTGAAATGAATACATGATGCCTGAAATAACTGCAATATTCATTAGCAGAACTATAATTAAGTACTTTACCATATCAATTAGTTTTAAATTAGTAGTCAGGACAGGAATCGAACCTGTATACTCCGGCTTAAAAGGTCGGGCTTTACCATTAAGCCACCTGACTATTAACTAGTTTATTTATAATACCCATTGCTTTTTACATAGTTGAATGAATAAATAATTAGTAAGAACTCATTCTTCTGGATTTAAGTTTCTAAAATTACAACGTGACCTACCCATTAGAGATCTAATTATTCTATTCACGAACTTGTGTCTTCTTCGTTCATTCCTGTAGTCCAACAACTCTTTCTTTGATTTTCTCATTTGTAGTAGCCCTCACTCTTTACATGATTGAACGCATCAATCAGTTTGTCTAACTGGTCCTGATGAAAGAATATAGTTATCGGATTAATTGATACACGAACTCCCTTCATCTTGTATATGTAGTCCTCAACTACCGATATCATGTGCAAAATAATTCCTTGTGTGTTCATGATAATATTTTTAAGTGTTAGCATTTTTTCTATACTCAATCTCTTTTTTAATAAGATTCAAGTGCCAATCCGCACCGCCATAATCAAGCACTGCCTCTAAGTATTCATCATCCATATCGCGTATCGCGATGTACGATAATGGCTGACCACCATCCTTACCTCTGCTACCTCTAGTAGCATATTCTCTTACAATCTCAAAGTCATCGTCATCATATACTGCAAATAATTTTATTTTATTCATGTATTTTGCACCATACCTCAAGTACTCTGTACCTCCATCAACCATTGCCTCGTTTGGACATGAGCATGTCTTGTAGTCATGACGGTGGTAACTTACTATTGTTTCACTGCACTCCTGACAAGTTACAGAGTTATATACTAGTTGTTTCATTATCTGTTTTTTAAGTGTTCAAAATCATTCAATGACTAATCCATAGTCATTTGCCGTCTCCCGAATAAACTCTCTTAGCTTATCGGCAACATCAACCTCCTCAATGCTGGCAGGCTTGCTACAATCAACAAGACTGCTGTTATACTTAACAACCTTCCTTAACTCCTGATCGATCTCCCAAACCAATGCCCTCCATTTCCCTCCATTGATGGCTGAATGCATTTCTTCCTGCTCCTCAATACCATCGAACTCTATTGTTACCTTCATATCTTTTCTTTTTAATGACGAATTGATTTCTTGTTAGGTCGCACTATCACTGACGAATGACGTAACTGACGAATTGATTCCTATTACTATATATATCATGTACCTATGTACTTTTTATTTAAAGAAATCTTAATAGAGTAACTTCGTCAGTTACGTCAGAACACTAGTGTTTATGCGCTTCCTTGCGTCAGAACTTCGTCAGTTTTTTAATCAACTTCGTCAGTTCTGTCAGCCTTAGTTATTAAATTCCTAGTACGTACCACTTAAGAGTAAACAGCATCCCCACCATCATTCCTGCGAACGATAACGGAACACCGATTATACGAATGGCTGAATACCTTGAAACCGAACAGTAATACAACGTAAACGTGAATCCTATCCAAAATAATGGCGCGAACATAATTAATCACATTTAATTATGTATCTATCAAGCATAGATGTTTCAATGTATTGACCTGTTTCTTTAGAACACAAGTCTGGTTGTGGTGTAGTAGTTGAAGTAATAGACCATGCCCCACCTGCACCTAAGTGTTCATTCTGTTGATAGCATTCACATTCTTTAGCGGTTGATTTATCCTTCTTACAAGAAAATAATAATGCTGTCAATCCTAGTACTAATGTTACTTTTCTCATGGTTTATTTATTTATTGGTTAAACTTAAATTTTGATCGATGAATGACTTATACTGCAAAATCAATTCATCTAATTCTTTTGATTTAATTGTGTAAGGTAACCTGATGTCTTCATTGTATAGCAACACCTCTATTCGATGTCTCCAATTGGACAGCGGCTCAAAATAGACAGACATACTGTCATAATTGTTTGCACAATAGATACCTATCTTCACGTCCTTATTTATAAAGTAAGTGATTGTATCTAACACCAATTGATTGTCTTTACCAATCCTAGCACACTGATGCGCCAGTTCTACTAGCGTCTTAATTTTTTTATTCATGAGTTTAAATGTTTTAAAACGTAATCAAATCCTAATGTTTCAATCTTTCCTTTGCTAAACATCAGCTGTGTGTCATCTTCTACCTTCTCGCACTCACACGTCTTGTTCACCTCGTCAATTGATTTGATGATGTAAGCGATTGTAACTCTACCATGACTCGCAGTCGCTGTTCTGCCTTCGTAAGACTCTGAAATTCTATTCCCTATTTCCATAATTTTTATTTTTAATTTACACTAACTAGTTTACTGTAATCACAATCATCCTTAAGGATTGAAATTATTTTATCACATATGCTATGAATCAACTCTACCCTCTTCTGATTATAGAAAAGGATAAGGTCGATGTTGCTGTCTGCATTCTCTTGCAGCCTTGATATAAGACTGTCTAGCTCCCTTAAATTCATAGCTCCGTAGTTTTATCGCTGTCAATGTGGTAGTATGCCCTCTGTCCATTCTTAACTGCAAAATGTAGCGCATCGCTCTCGCTATCGTATACCCTTGAGATGTCCAATACCAAGTCCTTGCCCTCTATCCATCCACCCAAGAAATTGATTGGATTGTTTAACTCAACACCGTTCTCTCCAATGAATAGAGATACAGCTGAATGTATTAGTATCTGCTTGGTGACATCATCTCCAAAGATCGGCAAGACGGATTCGAATCCCTTCTCTGATACCACAAATCCGGTAGTTGGTGCTGTGCCAGTCACGATGTTAAATGTTGCTCCACCGTTCTCAACGATGGACGCAACGAATTCATGTAAGTTTTTCATGGTGTTTAGTTTTAAATGTTTATAAATTTTCGTAAATCTCAGACTCTTCCTTGATGCTGTCAACACTGATTAATTCAGCATGTTTAATTCTTAGTAATTTAGATTCAATGAGGTCTTTAATGTCCTGCTTTGTACGTGTTACATCAACTTCTAAAGTTATAGTAACTTGAATTTCTTGTGTCATAATTTCTAGTCTTTATAAATTGAATAATACTCGTATCCTACTCTCAGAATCTCATCGTCAGAAATCTCTGAATGAGTTAATCCGTGAAATAACTCTAACGTATCACAATCATCCTTTAGTATATCACGGATAACTTTTAATGCCTTCTTTTCGGAGTATCTAACATCATTGCTAGATACTGTGCCCTCGTCTATGTATGGCTTCATGGCGTTTAGTTTTAAATGATTAATAAATTTGTTCATGTATGTCATAACCAAACTCGTTATGCCTTCCATTTGCTACTACTAAAGAGGCATACTTAAGCGCCTCGCTTTCGTCATGAAAGTCATCTTGTTTGCGATAAATTTCATTACCTTCTATATCTAAAAATACTATAGTGTAAAACATAACTCCTACGATTTAATGCCTAGTGGCGTGAATAATAATCTCTTCAATCTAATCAGACTTGCATCATCGTACAAACTAATTAACTCAGCAGCGCGTGATGGCTGTATTGTTAGCTTGCCTAACACAATATGGTTTAGCTCACCTGCCTGCTTACTTAGTGCGATTTGCTGCAATCTCTCACGGATTGTTAGCTGTCTGATTGTACCGGCTGTCGCTTGGAAGCCAATACCATTTGGAATTTTTCCGTTCATGTTTTCTAGTTTTAAATTATTAGTTAATATTCTTTTTCATTTAATCCGTCATCTACAGCACTATCTGTAATGCAAGAAAAGATTTGCTGTACAATGTATTCGTTCGTTAACGCATCATTTAATATATCTTGTGCAGTATCATCGTCACATTCGAATCTATCTTGAACGTCATTTATACTCCACAAGTTATCAACGAAATAACCTGCTTGTTTCAATACTAACTTTGCGTTAGCTATTGCAATTGCTCTACTTGTTTCCATGGTTTCTTAATTATATTTGTTAATGTATAAATTCATTAGTCTTGATAATCCAATAAGGATTAATCTTTGGTTTGATGCGTTCATGTCTTAAAGTTTTTGATAAATAACTACCTCGTCATCTAGGTGATGACAGTCTTCCAATTGCTCAAAGTCTTCTGATTCCGACTTGATGTATTCAATCACCTCTGCGTCAGACTCTGCGTCATGTAGAGCATACTCGTTCACGTCCGGATTGATGGTGACTGATACAATTCCGACTGGCAATTCTTCAAAATGTACAGCACCATAGCTGTCATACTCGTCATCATCGATTGGATTGATGCCATAAATAACTTGGCGTTCCGTTAGAACCAAGCTACCATTGTCACCACAGAATTCCGTAGCTAAATTGATTGCATATACCTTCGCGTCATCTAATGACTCGAATTCCTTTACTTCTGCCTTGCTGTTGCTGTAGCCTTCGCCATTGAAGGTATCTACTATAATGAATTTATTCATGATTACTTGTTTTAAATGATTAGTTAATTTTGTTAATGTATTTTTACCATCTGATATAAACATAATAACTTGGACTACAAGTCACAATTTTAAATCCCTTTTCTTCAAGGTAAGGTCTCATTTTTGTTTCAACCAATCTTTGCAAGTTACCATCATTAAATAATTCCGCTACAACTTTGTTGTGTGTATCTTCATTTTGAAAACTACCAATTGATAACTCATTCCGTTTTAAATTCTCTGCAATTCTAACCATTCTCGGAAAAAGTACTTCGTCATATACTCTATCAAACTTTGGTCTATCAATATCTTTGACTTCAGATATTAAACTTCTTAATTTTTCTAAATCATTCATGGTTTCTAGTTTTAAATTGTTTATTACTTTATTTCGTAGTTGATATACTTGATTCCTTGTTTTCCGTCAACCTTGGCGATGTAATTCTCCAAGTGACGGATGTCATTGAATTCCTTCACTACTTGGTAGTATTCCTTGCGTGAATTCTTGAACGTGATTACTGCTGTCATGACTCTAATTTTTGTAGTATTCATACTCGAATTTATTTCTGATTTCTCTACCGTATGCCGTATCAAATCCGTATGACGTAGCGCCTTGTATTGTGTTTGAACGCTCGATGATGTAGTGAAACAAGTCTTTCTTGTCTAATTTGTGACATTTTGCCGTCTCAATGATTGCATAGTACATTCTGTAGATGTCATGCTTCATTGCACCATAGTTGCTAGTGATGTAGTCAATTATGTATTTCTTACTGATTGTATTTCTCATGATTTCTAGGTTTTAAAATTGTTTTTTTTCTTTATGCTATAAATAAGACAAAGAGAGTTTTAACTCTCTCTTGCTTTTAAATACTCAGATTGCGCTCTCATAGCAATGAGTTTTAGTTTCAATGCATCTATTTTCTCATACATAGATTCACTAATCCACCATTCTTCAGCATCTACTTTGTTTAAAAGGAATTGCATTAATTCTATTTCTTCATAAGTTAAGGTTATCTTTTTCATAATTTCTAGGTTTTAAAATTGTTACAATTTGATTACTGTCATGATTTAATTATTTGATTGATTAACTCACTTTTAAATGGTTCTAATAATTCAGTTGATGGAATTATTTTTTCACCTTCAACTAAACGTATTTCAGATAAATTATCTTTACTCCATAATCCTATTTCATTATTTGAATATCTTAATGGAGTATTGTCTTTTTTGATTACTACAAAATCAGTTGGGAATAATATCATAATTTCTAGGTTTTAAATATTTACGTTTGCTTTTCATCCTTTAGGAATCATCAGTCAGCATACACATGCTGAGAAGCGAGGGAATTGGCTTAGACTTTTCAGCCCCGTTCCCTCATTCGGACGTCTTAAATGATTTCTTGTTTCAATGGTATATTGTCGAAAGTATAGAGAAACAATAAGGTCTATACTACCAAGGCTTTCCACCTCTAGTCAAACCATGTAAGGAACTATTTTACTGACTATATTTTGTTTGTTGCCTATCTCATCAACCGATATGTGTAAAGAACTTATTAATTGTATTCGTATTGTATTCTTGACTGAGTTACTCACTACTCATTAAGACTGTGCTTGTACCATGCCTTAACTCTTCGTACTTCTCTCACCTCATGTAGCATACTGATTCATCATCGTAACATCTGAAAGGCTTGTCATTTGTAAGCTAAGTAAAAGTGAGAACGTTTTCCCGACTTGCTTGAAACAAATCTACTACAACTGTTTTGATTACACAAGTTATTATGTTAAATAGAACGAAAATAATTGCATAAATTCGACGAATGACCTAATTCCTTCGACGAATGATAGGAATTCTTCGACGAATGATTAAAACGATTTAACATCATTACTTAAGTCATTGAGAATGAATGAATTAACTCCCCTTACGCGTGCGCGTGTATATGTGCAGGATTTAATTAACGGGAGAATGGGGGATTGGTGTGGCTATTCAAACAGTCAGCAAGTACGAACGCATGCAAAAGTATCAGGCAAGATAACGCCAAATGAATGGATTGAATTGGATCCGGCAGACAGGCAGAAAGAATGCATGACAGCATAAACGCTTGGGCATCAGCGCATTAGCAATGACTGTCTTATAATATACATTATGTTAAATAGAACATGAATTGATGCGTAACGGTATGGATGTCAGGCAGTTATACTGTATGACTTAAAGTAATACATCAAGCCTCAACACATGCATAACATAGGCAACATGTAGGTACATGCATCAGCGCATAGCTAGTGTACGTAAGGCATGCAGACAAAAAGGTAAAAAGTTAGGACGAAAGTCTGAAAACAAGCACCCCCCCATGCCGATTTTGGACGCTTTCCTTTCGCCCGGGCGCGCGTGAAATGTATATATAACGTAAACTCTCCGCACGTGCAATAACTCAAAAATTCTTTCTGACGTCAAATGTTAAAAAATGACGTAAAACTGACGATACTGACGAATTACTGACGAAGTGCCCCTTCTGTAACCCTTGATTTTGCTGGATTCCTGACGGTACTGACGATTACTCTCCTATTAAGATTTCTTTAAATAAAAAATAAGGTAAATAGTATATATATTATTAGAATATAATAGGGGACCACTTCGTCAGTATCGTCAGAAACTCAGTAAAACTGGGCATCTTGAAAATCCGTATCGTCAGTTTTTCGAGTTTTACGTCAGTCATTGATACTTTTACGTCAGGAATCGTCATTTATCGTCAGTTTGCGAAAGTGTGATCGGCTCCGCTTCGTTAGAGATAATTCATTATCTTTGCGGTATAATTAAAACATTAGATCATGCAAAAAGCTACAAATAGAGATTACCCACTAGCTCCTACATTCTCAAAAGATGACAAGGAGAAGAGAAAGGAGAAGAGAAAGCAAAATAAAATTGAGAGAAGCTCAGGTCTTGAGTACGAGCCGAAGGTACGTAGACGTCACATGAAGGGATAATTTACTTATCTTTGCACCTGTATATACATTAAAAAAATAAATCATGGCAAGACAACTAAATAACAATACTGTAAAGCCTAAAAAAAAGAATGATTTTGGAGTCATGACTCCTGAAGAAGAGGCAAGATTCAGAAAGGAGTATAACATACCAAAAGACAAGGATATCACGATATCTGAAGGAGACTTGACGAATTATCGAAAAGGATTAGTTGACGGTAAGTTGGCATACAGCTTAAATGACAAGAAGGTACCAGAGAAACCAAAAAGAGAAGAGATTACAGCAAAGTTACCTACAAAGAAGTTGGTATCTAAACCTATAGATAAATCAATTCAGAAGAGTTCCACTCCTAAGAAGGAAGCTGTTGAGAAGCCTAAGTTCGAGCCATCTCCTAAGACTAAGAAGTTAACTAAGGGTAGTGGAAGAACAGGTAATATTGGAACTGCTATAAAGAATGTTGTTGGAAAGCGAGTATTCAAGAAAGAAGAGAAGATGGCTGGTGCATACAACAGAGCTACAAGTGCATCTGGAACTGGTTCTCAAGCTGGAATGAATAAAGCAGATAGAAGTATAGACCTAAAAGATCAAATTAAAGATCTTAAGTCAGTAAGAAAGGACGTTAAGAAGAGTACTGGATACGATGTAAAGAAAGACATAAAGGACACCAAGAAGGCTTTAAAGTGGTCTGATCAGGTTGGATCTTCAAAAAATAGGTATCTATCTATTAGTGGTAGAAAGAAATAATAATTTACCGTTCATCATTTTATTTAACCGTTCATCATATTTTTGGTGGACGGTTTGTTTTTTATGTATATGTTCGTAATGTAATTAATCAGTAATAATTTAAAACAATAAATCATGAAGACAACAATTTTATTATTAGCGATGACACTATCGTTCGCTGCACAATCTCAGACACTTAGTAATCCAATAGTTCTAAAGAACTTCAGCAAGGACATGGATAGAAACATCTGGTACACATCAAGAGATCCTGAGGAGAAAAACACTAGAAGAATTATCGGGACAAATGAGGTCATGGACGGGTACTACCAAGAGGTGGTTGAGTACTTCAACTTCGACCCAGAGGTTCCGACAAGAGTAGACGGAGTAGTTAAGATCTGGGAGGACGACAACTACCTAATAAGAGTTCCTATAAATAACCATACTCAAATATCAATAGAAAAACTATAAAAATTGAGACCGAGAGATCGGTCTCTTTTATTTTTGTTATCTTTGTTAAAAAATAAATCATGGCAGTAATAGAGGAAGGAACACAATTCATAGGGGTATCAGCAAATGTACCTATACCAGAGAACAAGTCATCGCAGAATAATTCCTTTCAGGAGGTATACACGATTGAGGACATATCAGAAAATGCTAAGTACGGAGAAATAGAAGACTTTTTTGTTTTTACACAATATGACCAAAATATAGTAGTGCTTAATCTTTTATTTAAAAAAACAGGAGAACAAGTTAATGGAAAGCCAGAGTGGGCTGCTGAAGATAATTATACATATTTTATTAGAATTAATGGTGATCAGACTATATGGAAACTATATCAAGATGATAATGATATAGCATCAATAGATGATGCTGGATCAGGATACAAATACCCACCATCAGGAGACTGGGACTTTAATGGAGATCTTTATCCTGTCACTATATCCTATGTATCTGGGTCAATTCAGCAAGCGATTGAACAGATTTCATTGATTGCCTTCATTAAATAATAAAATAAAGCATAGCAACATACATAAGCCCGGACATTTATTTATGCTCCGGGCTTTTCTTTATACAAAAAGTGCAATAAGACGCACAAATTAAGTATTTTTCACCTTAATTAAGTACTTTTCACGTAAGAAAGTGCATTATTACGCACGATTATATAATATTTTGACTATATTTGCTAAAAATCTAATAAAATGATAGTCAAAAAAGTACATTTAGGTGATTCTGGACAGGAGAAACTAAAGAAAGGAATCAGAATATTAACGGAGGCGGTTGCTTCTACGATGGGTCCGGGAGGTCGTCCAGTAATTATGGAGTCCGAGCACCATGTAGGAGGCAAGACGATCACAAAGGACGGTGTGTCTGTAGCCAAGGCGGTGAATGTGTTTGATGCGACCGAGCAGTTGGGCATCACGATAGCAAGGGAGGCATCAGTACAGACGGCTACGGCAGCTGGCGACGGAACCACTACAGCTTTGGTGATACTACAAGGAATGCTAGATGCAGCGGATGCACACCTTACTGACAAGCATAACGTCACTCAGGTAGTTCGTCACATCCACACGCTGACGGACGATGCGATTAAGTTTCTAGACAAGAAGTCCAAGAAGGTAACGAAGAAGAAGTTAGATCAGGTGGCAACTATTTCTGCCAATAACGACCCGGAGCTAGGAAAAATGATCTCCGATTTGTTTGGGAAGGTTAAGATTGTAACTGCCGAGATTGGAAAGCAGCCGTTCGTTACTACGGAGATTATTGACGGGATGAAGTTCGACCGTGGATACGCGAACGAGTACTTCATCACGGACCAAGAGCGTGAGGTAGCGGAGCTAGATAATCCGTTGATTCTCTTGACTGACATGACGATCGAGAAGCTGGGTGGACACCTTGAGTCTATACTGGGTCCAATCATCCGTGAGAACAGGTCGTTACTAATCATTGGCAACATGTCTGATCAGGCTCGTGCGACACTAGCGGCTAACAAGATGAAGGGGGTAATCAAGGCGGTTAACGTGATCCCACCAAACTTTGGATACCGTCAGAAGGAGATGATGAAGGACTTGGAGGTAGTTCTTGGGGCGAAGTACTACTCGGAGGAGACTGGAGACGGACTTCACAACATTACGCTAGACGGACTAGGTACAGCGAAGAAGGTAATTATATCGGCAGACAGGACAGTTATCTACCGTTCAGATGAAATAGATCAGGAGCCACTAAACAATCGCTTAGAGGAGCTTAAAAGCAAGATGGCGTCCGACAAGACGTTAGCCGAGAAGAAAGACACCGAGTCAAGGATAGCAAACATTGAGGGAGGAGTTGGTATTGTGCATGTAGGTGCGCCATCAGAGATTGAGACGAAGGAGTTATATGACCGAGTTGACGATGCTGTGCGTGCTGTAAGTGCAGCCATTCAGGATGGAATACTTCCGGGTGGAGGTGCAGCTCTGATGTATTACACTCAGAGAGGACCAGTACAGACGGATGAGAACAAGTCAGTTGCTGAGAGCATTTTTTATACTGCACTAGCGGCTCCATTCAATCGAATCATGCTAAATGCTGGGCTTCATCCAAGTGAGATACGTTCAAACATAATGGAGGTCGGTGACTTCGGGTACGGGTTCGACGTGAAGAACGAGAAGTACGGGATGATGGAGAAGATGGGAGTGATTGATCCTACGATGGTAACGAAGAGCGCACTGAAGAATGCGGTATCTGTAGCCACTACGATCATGTCAAGCCAAGTAGCAATTGTAAATATGAGAGAGAATGAGAGCTTATAATAAGTTTATACTGTGTGAGAAAGTAAGCGAGACCCTGACAATGAAGTCGGGGCTTCAGCTTACGGAGACGGACATGGAGGAGATCCGTTACCAGAGAGCGAAGGTTGTTGAGCAGCCGGGTAATCTAGTTGAGGGAATAAAGCTTGGTGACGAGATTTATTATGACAAGGTATACGGTCACGAGGTGGTCTTTAATGGGAAGACTTACACGATAGTAAATGAGAACAACGTAGCAGCTGTAATATGAAATACTTTTGGCATACTATACACATTTTGCAAATACTATTTAGTGTTACGATGTGTGTGCTGTTTCCATTCTGGGTCAGTAATGGATACTTAAACGAGACGTATCCAATCGTTGGTGCGTTCGTTGCATCATACGGTGGATTTATCGGTGGAGTTATTTGGTACTATCAAAACTATAGGCACATAGAATGATACTGTCGATCATACTTTTTTTACTGTCTGCTGCGTTTGAGGCGGTAATGGACTTCCTTCAGTTCAGGTACACTAAGAGGAATCAGTTCTGGAATACGGAGTTGAGTTGGATGAATAAGTGGGACTTCTCAACGGTCCCACGGAAGGAAAGGTTTCCACTGTCGTCAACGGTACTTGTGTTCCTCACTGATGGCTGGCATCTGATGAAGTGGTGCAGGAACAGATGCCTTGACGGGATAATGTTTGTGTTAACGTTTGAGCTTGCAGGGTGGTGGCTTGCTCTTATTATTACTATTGCAATTAGAACTCTTTATGGAGTTATTTTTGAATTTATTTTCAGAAAGATTCGATAATGTCGCAAATATTGCATACATTTGCGACAACAGTACCTGAGACCGTTCTAACGTGTGGGAGTTCTCGCAGGCGGCACCAGCTTAGGTCTTTTCACGTGTAAAGGAAATCCAAAAGGTATAACTTATGACGAACCTCCATGCAAGACTATTGACGAATAGAAACTGCATGGATTTTTTGTATCTTTGTAAAATGAAGAATAAGGTAAGAATTCAGCCGATGACTGGCATCCAGATGATGATCGAGGCTAAGAAGATGAAAGAGAAAATGGAGGAGCGTGAGGAGGCTATCACTGAGGCTATGGCTTTAAAGATGGCTTTAATGAACGGATATTCTCCAAAGAAGGGTAAGTAATGATTAAAATACGCCCGTTAATACAAGTTTTAGGGAAGATAATAAAGCTACCTAAGGATAGCTACATCGACCCTGAATCACTTGGTAGTGGTGTACCAGATGGAACTAACTTCTTAAGGGGAGATGGTACATGGGCTGCTGCTGGAGGCGGTGGAGCTGGTAGTATACCTCATGGTACAGCTACTGGCACAGACACTTATGCGGTTACAATTTCAGGTATAGCGTCATTAAACGATGGGGATGCGTTCCTTGTTAGGTTTACTAATGGGAACACTACAGGGTGTACGCTAAATATAAACTCACTAGGAGCAAAGACGCTCTATAGAAACAATGACGGTCCGTTAATTGGTGGAGACATCCTTGCTGGAGCCGAGATGTTGTGCATCTATAATTCATCTTTAAACACGTTTCAGGCGATAGGAACTTCTCCAAATACACTACTTGCATACGTAACGAATGCAGACAGTGTAACGATAACAAAGGGTCAGCCAGTGTATGCGTTTGGAGGGACTGGAGACAGACTTAGGGTAAAGAGGGCGCTAAACTTATCTGATGCAACATCAGCTCAGACGGTAGGATTAGTGTTATCTACATCTATTGGAGTAAATCAGAAAGGTATAATAATAGTTAGTGGATTACTAGACGGGTTGAGTATACTACCTACATCTACATGGGCGGATGGAGACCCTGTTTATTTAGGCGCAACTGCTGGAACAATAACGAACGTAAAACCATACGCACCAAATCACTTGGTGTACTTAGGGTTTGTAACTACAGCTAGTAACGGATCTGCAGGAAGACTGTATGTTAGAGTTCAGAACGGGTATGAATTAAAGGAAATACATGATGTTGATCTTATTACTACCCCACCTATTAATGGTGATGTACTAACATATAATGGATCACTTTGGGTTGCTCAAGCAGGAGGAGCTGGAGTTAGTTATGAGAGGAGAAGTGACTATGTGTACCCATATGTGTATTCAGGAACAGCAGCAGTAGGTACATTAGATTCAGGAACATGGACAATAAACAGGGTTGACTTTACAACTCCGGGCTCACCTATAACTTTACAAGCTATTGGAGCTTGGACAAACAGATATTCATTAACTTATTTATAATTTATGGAAACACAATACTCAATAGTTCAAAATTCAACAGGTGGAGGAATTAATGCCTTAGTAATGAGGTCATGGTATGTTGACAATGAAGGCAACCAAGTTACTATTAAATCAGATGTAAAGACAGGACTTACACTTCAGGAGTGTTTTGATGAGGCTAAGTTATTTGTTGAATCATCAAATGAAATCAATCAGTAATGGCAACTATAACAAGTGCGGCAAGTGGTAACTGGTCAGCTACTGCAACATGGGTAGGTGGCGTTGTTCCAACAGCGGCAGATGATGTAATTATTGGTGCTGGGCATACTGTTACCGCAGATGTTGATTTCACTATTTTAACTTTAAGTGGAGTGGGTAACGTAACTTCAAATCTTGCTGTAACAACTAATAGAAATATTACCTGTACTGGTGTTAATGGGATAACTGCTAAAAATGTAAATAGCGGTGTTGGATTAGTTAGAATAACTGGTATTGGTATAACTGTTAATATAAATTCAAATCTTCGTATTCCTGGTCAAATTTTAACATATGCTGTAAGTGTCGATTCTATATCAACTGTTAATATAACAGGAAATATTTCAGGATTTGATAACTCAGACAACAGGTTTATTACATTAAATATTCCAACATCTTCAACAGTTAATGTTATAGGTAATATTAGTGGGGGAGGATCTAATATAGCTGCTAATAATGGTTGTCAACTTAATATAACTGGAAATTTAATAGGTGGAAGTGTTTTAAACGGTGCATGTATTCAAAATACAAGTGGTGCAGTTACTATTAATATTATAGGTAGTTGTACAGCACAAAGTGGTAGAGCTATGTTGATATCAACAGCGTCAACTATATCTATAAATGGAATAATAACAGCATCTATTAATGCTCAAGCAATATCTGCAGCATTATCAAATGTTACTATTTCAACTCCTTGTTTTAATGGGTCAAATGGTACAATGGCAGTATTTGCTCCAAATATTAAATTATTTAATGCAGGTTCAGCTCAATGGCAATTTTCAACAGATGTGAGTGGCACAAATAAAACTCTTTATTCAGCTGGTACAGCACTTGGAAATCCAGCAATAACAGATGTTAGAAATGGTACAACTTACGCGAGTGGTGCATTAACAGGAACACTAAAAGTTCCATCAGCATCATCAGTAGCAGTTGGAGTGCCAGTAGATAATACAACAGGAACAGCAATGATTTCAGTTACAGATATGGGTGCACTATTAGCATCTTATATTGTGTAGTAATAAATGAATTAGTTTCTGTAAGGTGGGCAAGTCTTAGTACTCCCTTCTTTTCTGGGGGTTTTTAGATTGCACGTACTTATTGAATTCCTCTATTCCAATCATCAGGGCTTTCTCGCTATAGTTCGTCCTAGCAACAGCTGGATTATTCTTGAGTGCCATTGGTATCTCCATCTCGCAGTTCAGCATCTTGTACATATTTCCGATCACATGTCTGCCATGGCGTGTAAGTTCGTACAGTCGGTATTCAGCTCCGACCTTATCCCTGAACATATGGATCCAACCTCCTTCCTTCATGCGTTTGAACCTATGTCGGTCCCATGAGAAGTTGCTTGCGTACACGCTGAACTCTTGGTATGTAAACAGTCCAGCCGTGTATAGGTACATCATCATCTCAAGGTCGGCAGTTGACAGGTCGTACTTCAGTAATGTAAACCTTCGGACTACCCGGTAGAACTTCAGGTAGTCATTCTTTGGCTCTTTACGTATGTAGTTCCGCTGTATTTGTTTTCGCATTGGATTTTAATTAATTAAGACAAATTTACTATCTTTGCAATAGATATGCAAATAAGACTGATAAAAAAGCACAAGGGTATAGGTGATACTATTGCGGCAGTTGCAAAAGTCACTGGTGCTAGTTATATTGCAAACGCTATTTCGAACGGTACTCCAGCACAGCCTTGCGTACCATGTTCGAAAAGACAAGAGAATTTAAATGATCCAGATCTTCTGGTAAACAAGATATTTTATGGCACTGGGAAAGACAGCTAAGTTCTACAGAGATAATCCTGAAAGCAGAAAACGTCATCAGGAGACATCAAAGAAGGCAGCCGCTAAACCAGAAGCTAGGAAGAAACGAGCTGAGGCAAATAAGGCTAGAAGGGAGTTAGGAATACCAAAAGGAAGTCCAATTGATGCGAGTCATAAGAAGGACGGGACAATAGTTAAAGAACACAGAAAGCAAAATAGAGGTAGAAACGGATCTGGTGGAAAGTCAGCTCTTAAATAATAAAAAATGGCAGTAAGAACTTGGAATGAAATTTTAACGGCAGCAGCAGGGACAATAATCCTTAATGACACCGATGCGTATACATCTCCAGTAAGTGCAATTTATGTGCTTCAGGATACAGTATTTAATACGCTAACTGACGCAGGCGGTAACGACAAGGATGACTACATCACTACGTCAGCTACAGCAGTTAAGGCAGGGGCATTAATCACTCCGTTTGATAAGCAGAAGACATTTGTTAATATCGATCTTACATCTGGATCTGTAGCACTTATTTTGTGATGGGTGCATTGACAGTAGAGAATATTTACGAGTTAGTAAAGAAGCATGGACTACTAGCACTCGTTGCTCTCATGCTTAATAATAGACTTTCAATAGTAGAGGATAGACTTTACGACTGCTACGAGGATCAACTAAGGTCAGAGGTACGGTCTACTGGGATTAATGAAGAAATAGAAGAGCATAAATTAGTGTACGCAATACTACCACAAGATCCAGTAGGAAAAATTAAGAGATCGTAAGATGTCACTCTCAAAACAAATATCATCACTTATTTCTGATATCGCAAGAGACACGCTAAAGAAAGAGGTGAATGGTAAAAGGGAGTGGGATAGAATGAAGCTTACAATGTTTTCAGCATGGTTGTTTGTAATAATTGCTGCAATAATTCATTTCATAATCTCTGGATTTCAGTTGGAGGTATGGCTTACATTTGTTGGAGTAGCAATGGGTTCCAAGCTAATTGATGCAGGAGCTAAAAAAATAGAGAAATAATGTACGGATACGGATACACAATATCAGGACCTAAAAAATGATTAGGGGAGTTCTATACTACATAGTTGGATTGGCTTTGTTCCTATTCATTGTTATGTTTTTATCAAACTGTGCTACTCCAAATCCAAAGAAGCAGAAGAAGCACTACGATAAGTTTGTTTACTATGGCGGTAAGATAGACACTGTAGAGAAGACAGTAACCATTACTCAGGTAGTAAAAGGCAAGGACGGCAAAGACTCATTGATTTATGTTGATGTGACTGTACCATGTCCTGAAGCTACGATAGAGTACAAGGACAGATGGCATACTCGCAGAATGGACAAGCAAGAACGAGACAGCCTTAAGCACGCAGAGAAGATGCTAAGACTTGAGATCAAACGCCTTGAAAGACAAGGGAAGACAGATGTTAAGGTAGAAAAAGAAAAAACTAAGCAAGCAAAGTCAGACGCTAGGACAGCCAAGTATGAGAACAAGAGTTCAGGCTGGAAGAATCCAATGATATGGGTTATAATGCTAGTAGCACTTGCAATTTCAATTTATTTAATCAAGAGAACATGAGTTACGATTTTTTAAAGAGTGAGAAGTCACCAAAGGTATTAGTTGAGGCTGTAAAGCTTATTGGTACTAAAGAGGTGGTTGGTAAGGCACATAATCCAGTAATACTTGGATGGGCTAAAGAACTTGGGTTATCTAAGGTATATAATGCCGATGAGATTCCTTGGTGTGGACTAGCTGTAGCTTATGCTGTATTTAAGGCAGGATTAAAGCCAGTAGATGCTCCACTATGGGCGCTTAACTGGGCGAAGTGGGGTACCGAGGCAAAGGAGCCAATGCTAGGTGACATCCTTACATTCAAACGAGATGGAGGAGGACACGTTGGTTTTTATGTTGGAGAAGACAAGGACTGCTACCACGTACTTGGAGGAAACCAATCTAACGCAATGAACGTAACTAGGATATTAAAGTCAAGACTACATAAGGCAAGACGTACATCATGGAAGTTATCACAGCCTGAAAACGTTCGAAAGGTAACACTTGATTCTAAAGGAACTATCAGCACAAACGAAGCATAATGGCAAAGAAAGAACAATCATTAATTGCGAAGAAAGCAAAAAAGAAGATCAGTCGTCCGGGTGTTCATAGTAAGTCGAAGACTTCCAAGTTGAAGTCAAGCAAGAACTACAAGAAGACTTATAGATCTCAGGGATAGTTTTGTATGATTTATCATTCATAACTTATCTTTTTAAGTGTTAATGCATAATTTATCATACAAATATTAAAATTCTTATAACTGTAACATTTATTGACTATATTTGTGACAAATAAATCAAATCAAAATGAAAAAAGTAATTGAACTTAATCCTAAAGGGATTACACCAGAAGAGTTAGAGGAAATGAAAGGTTTAAACAGAGCCTACCAAGAATTCAAACTTCGTATCGCTGACTCTGAAATCATGAAGTCTCAAGCAATTGATGCAATCAAGGCATTAGAGTCTAGGATGGGTAAATTCAACAACGACTTAGTAGAGAAGTACAAGGTATCTGAAGATACTAAGATCGACATGCATACTGGAGAATTCAAGTCATGAAACCAATAGCCATTAGAAAGATTTCTATAGGTACGGATCCAATGAATGCAATGCACTTCCAGATTGGGAGTACAATCATGCAAGGCTCTCATCAGATACAACATATCGAAAGGGAGGAGTATGGGTATGACATATATATTAAGAACGGATCTAATGAGGTTTACGTATGGAAGACCATCAACAACTTCATGCCAGTCACTATTGAGCACAACCTAGACTTTTAACATGAGATCTCCACACTGCTTTATCGTAGAGCCAAAAGACGGAAAGCGGTACGATAACACCAAAGAACTTGGTGGTAAGGAATTCGTCACGTCATCCTCTCAGGAGGACCACTTGGTGACAAATCGTATCGCTGTAGTAGAAAATGTTCCGATTATCTATAACGGACCTATCAAAAAAGGTGACGAGATAGTTGTGCACCACAACACGTTCAGACTTTATCACGACATGAAGGGCAGGGAGAAATCCTCTGCCTCTCACTTGTTTGATGATAAGTACATGATATACCCAACAGAGGTTTATGCGTACAGATGTCCGGGTGGGAAGTGGAACGCAATCGCACCGTACTGCTTTGTTGAACCCATCAAGGACACAAACAATACGGAAGGTCTAATAAAAAACTCTGACGAATTATCACTGTTTGGGGTGATGGTATATCCAAACATTGAGCAGTCAGATATTAAACCCGGAACGATTATTTCATTCATACCAGACAGTGAGTATGAGTTTAATATTGACGGTAAGAAGTTATACAGAATGAAAACAAGTATGATATGTCTAGTAAGCGAACGGAAATATTAGACGCAGGAATGATTGCGGTTAACGAGCTGATTAAAGTTCTAAAGGACCCAATCATTACTGGAATGGATGGAGACCTTACGGCTGATAAGATGCGAACGGCAGCAGCGGCTAAGAGACTTGCATTTGAGGATGCGCTCGTTATCTTAGATAAGATTGAGGGAGAGCAGCCAAGTGCTGACCAAGCAGAGATTGCTAAGAAGATGGAGCAGATACCTGTATCTTTCGCTGAAGATAAAGCCAAGAAGAAATGAGTTTGTACGCAGTACTTGATGATTATCTACCAAGTCAGGTTAAGAACCGGAAGTGGAAGTATGGATACGACGAGAAGTATGACTTGGTTGTAATATCCAAGGACGGTACTGTAGGTGAGGTTTATGAAATTAATGGCGTAAAGGTAGGTCTTCCAAAAGTCCAAAAGGGATTAAAGAAGGGAGAGAATAAATGGAAGCCAGAAGAGTATCCAAAAGAACTTTCTAGAATCAAGACGATATTTGAATGGAATCAAATGTCTCCTGAGTTCAAGGTTAAGTGGGTGGACTACATTCAGGCTGAATTTGAGAAGAGGGATGACGGGCATTGGTTTGTCAATAACGGATCTCCTACATACATTACGGGAAGCCACTATATGTACCTGCAGTGGTCCAAGATAGATATCGGACTTCCAGACTTCCGTGAGTCCAACCGTATCTTCTGGATATTTTGGGAGGCATGCAAGGCTGATGACAGATGCTTTGGTATGTGCTACCTTAAGAACAGACGTTCTGGATTCTCATTCATGTCTTCATCAGAGACGTCAAACATTGGTACTATATCGATGGATGCGAAGCTAGGGATACTATCGAAGACAGGTCCTGATGCTAAGGAGATGTTCATACATAAGGTAGTTCCAATTGTAAGAAACTATCCATTCTTTTTCAAGCCAGTACAGGACGGTATGGACGCACCAAAGTCAGAGCTATCGTTCAGACTTCCTGCAAAAAAGATTACAAAGAAAAACATGGCTGAGAAGGACGAAGAGTCCATCACAGGTCTAGATACTACAATTGACTGGTTAAGCACGGCAGACAACTCCTATGATGGTCAGAAACTGCTTATGTTAGTACACGATGAGTCTGGGAAATGGCTCGCACCGAATAACATCCTAAATAACTGGCGTGTAACTAAGACATGTCTTCGTTTGGGTAGTAGGATAGTTGGTAAGTGTATGATGGGATCAACCGTTAATGCACTAGCAAAGGGAGGTCAGAACTTCAAGGACTTATACTATGACAGCGACCCAAAGAGAAGAAATAATAACGGTCAGACAAAGAGTGGTTTATACTCATTGTTTATACCAATGGACTACAACTTCGAGGGATTCCTTGACGAGTACGGTCATGCTGTGATAGAGGACCCAGCAAAGCCAGTGATGGGTATAGATGATCGTCCAATAAAGATTGGGGTTGTGTCATACTGGAACAATGAGGTTGAGGCACTGAAGCATGACCCTGACGCGTTGAATGAATTCTATCGTCAGTACCCACGTACAGAATCGCATGCGTTCAGGGATGAATCAAAGCAGTCTCTATATAACCTGACAAAGATTTACCAACAGATAGATCACAACGATAACTTAATACGTGACAGAGTAATTACTCGTGGACAGTTTCACTGGAAGGGTGGGGTTATAGACAGTGAGGTTGTATGGAGTCCAGATCCGAGGGGTAGGTTCATCATGGCATGGGTTCCACCGAAAGAGCTTCAGAATAATGTGATTGTGAAGAACGGGAAGAAGTATCCGGGTAACGCTGACGATGGCGCATTTGGATGTGACCCGTATGACATATCTGGAGTTGTTGGTGGAGGTGGATCAAACGGTGCACTTCATGGGCTTACTGGTTCAAGTATGGACCCAAATATTCCATCAAACATGTTCTTCTTGGAGTACATAGCCAGACCTGCAACTGCTGAGATATTCTTTGAGGATGTACTCATGGCTTGTGTGTTTTATGGCATGCCGTTACTAGCGGAGAACAATAAGCCAAGACTACTGTACCACTTCAAGAATAGGGGGTATAGAGGATTCTCTATGAATAGACCTGACAGGACTATAGCACAACTATCAAAAACTGAAATAGAACTTGGAGGAATACCAAACTCTTCTGAGGATATAAGACAAACACACGCAGCTGGAATTGAGTCATACATAGAGCAATACGTTGGATTTGATAACGAGGGAGAGTACCGTAATCCTGATAGTATTGGTAACATGTATTTCAATAGAACGCTTGAGGATTGGGCTAGATTCGATCCAAACAATCGTACAAAGCATGATGCCTCTATATCTTCAGGTCTTGCAATAATGGGAGTGAGACGACATACATTCCGTGTAGAAACTAAGAAGTCCAAAATTTCCGTATCTTTGTCGAGGTACAAGAATGACGGACATAGCAGTCAAATAATAAGATGAGCGACAACAAAGTAGAACTAATTTTAACGTCGGAAACATTCCCGTCTCATATAGCGTCTGATTCTGAAAAGGAATCAAAAGCTTATGGACTCAAGGTTTCTAAAGCTATTGAACAAGAGTGGTTTAGAAGATCTGCAGGATCTTGTAGATTCTATGATCAGTATGCAGATTTTCACCGACTAAGACTTTACGCAAGAGGCGAGCAGCCAATTGGTAAGTATAAGACAGAATTTGCTATTGATGGCGATTTATCTTATTTGAACTTAAACTGGGAGATTGTACCTATCATCCCTAAGTTCGTTGACATTGTTGTCAATGGAATGTCAGACCGTGCATACAAGGTTAGAGCTACGGCTCAAGATGCAATGTCTGCTGAGAAGAAGAACATGTTCCAAGACATGATTGAAGCCGACATGGTTTCAAAGGATTTTCTTCAGATGACTAAAGATCAGTTTGGAGTTGATGCGTTTAATGTTGACCCAAAAGATTTACCTCAGACAGACGAGGAGCTGAATCTTTATATGGAGCTAAGGTACAAGCCATCTATTGAAATTGCTGAGGAGATAGCAATTGACAACATACTCGAAATGAATGACTTCAAGTTAATTCAGGAGATGTGTGACAAGGACCAATGCGAGATTGGAATCTCAGCTACAAAGCATGAATTTTTAAAAGGAGAGGGTATCAAGGTTGAGTATGTAGATCCAGCCAATATGGTTTGGTCATATACCGAGAAGCCTGATTTTTCTGATTGTTACTACTACGGAGAGATTAAGCAGGTACACTATACAGAACTAAGAAAAATAAATCCAGACCTAACTGATGAACAGCTAGAGGAAATAAAGCAGTACGGAACGTCTTGGTATGACGCATACAATATAACAAGAAAGCTATATGATGATGCGTTCCTTGATGAAGTCGTTACTCTGTTGTACTTCAACTACAAGACCGAAAAGAAATTTGTCTACAAGGAAAAAACAACTAAGTCAGGCGGTAAGAAGCTTATTCTTAAGGATGACTCTTTCTCTAATGCTGAGAGCGAGCACTTCCGGGTTGTTGAAATCGCTAAAGAGGTCTGGTACGAAGGAATACTGGTAGCTGGTTCTAATCACTTGTTGAAGTGGAACCTGATGGCAAATATGGTCCGTCCAAAGTCTGCCACTCAGAAGGCTATGCCAAACTACATGATGTTTGCACCTAGAATGTATAAGGGACAAATTGATTCACTAGTTAAGAGAATGATTCCATTTGCGGATCAGATACAGTTGACACACCTTAAGCTACAGCAGGTTCAATCTAGAATGGTTCCAGATGGAGTATTCATTGATGCTGATGGGCTTACAGATGTTGACTTAGGAAAAGGATTAGAATACAATCCGAACGAAGCATTGAAGCTATTCTTCCAGACAGGATCTGTAGTTGGTAGGTCTTACACAGGAGATGGAGAATTTAATAATGCAAGAGTTCCAATCCAAGAGTTAACTCATGGGGCAGGTCAAGGAAAAATAAATGCATTAATTACTGCGTACAACTACTACCTAAATATGATACGTGATGTCACAGGTCTTAATGAGGCTCGTGATGGATCAACACCAAATCCAGACGCACTGGTAGGAGTTCAGAAGTTAGCGGCATTGAATAGTAATACCGCAACACGTCACGTACTTGAGGGTCGTCTGATGATGACGAGAAGACTTGCTGTCGCTCTATCATTAAGGATGGCTGACATTCTTAAGTATGCTGACTTCAAGGAGCAGTTTGCTATGCAGATTGGTAAGTACAATCTTGCGATAATTGAAGACATAAAGGATTTATACCTGTATGACTTTGGTATCTATATTGACTTAGCGCCTGACGAACAAGAGAAGGAGCAGCTTGAGAGAGATATCGCAATCTCCCTACAGAGAGATCAGATTGACTTAGAGGATGCAATTGACATCAGAAACGTAAAGAATATTAAACTAGCTAACGAACTCTTGAAAATGAAGAGACGTCGTAAGTTAGAGGATTTAAGAGCGAGAGAAGATCAGCAACAACAGATGCAGGCACAGATCAACATGGAGTCTCAGCAGATGGCGGCACAAACGTCAATGCAGAAGACACAGATGGAGATTGATGGAAAGATAAGTCTTAAGCAAGCGGAGGTACAGTTGGATATTCAACGCATGCAAGCGGAGGTTAATCTCAAGAAAGAATTAATGCAGATAGAGTTCAGTTATAACATGGAGCTAAAAGGCATTGAGACTGAAGGGATATCAAGAAGAGAGAAAGAAAAGGAAGACCGAAAAGACAAGCGTACAGGAATTCAGGCAACACAACAGTCTGAACTAGTTGAACAACGTCAGAAAGGACTTCCAGCAAAGAACTTTGAAAGTTCTGGTAACGACTTAATTTCTACAAGTGGTGCTGGAGCGTTTGATTTAGAATCGTTTATGCCGAAGTAGTATGAGTAAGGGATTATACGCAAACATTCACGCTAAAAAAAAGCGAATAGAGCAGGGGTCTGGAGAGACTATGCGTAAGAAAGGTAGTAAGGGTGCTCCAACAGAAGATGCATTTAAACGATCAAGAAAAACAGCTAAGAAGAAATGAAAGATTCAAGACTAGAAAGAGCTGGGGTTGCTGGATTTAATAAGCCCAAACGTACTCCTAGTCATCCTACTAAGTCGCACATTGTTGTAGCTAAAGAAGGAGACACTATTAAGACTATTCGTTTCGGGCAGCAGGGAGTAAGTGGATCACCTAAGAAAGAAGGTGAGTCTGAATCCGCAAAGAAAAGACGTGCATCATTTAAGGCGAGACATAAGTGTGACACAGCAAACAGCAAATTAACTGCCAGACATTGGGCTTGTACAAAAAAGTGGTGAGAGAAATAATAGACGATAGGATAAAGAATGTTGATGGTAAGTTTACATCCGTATGCTTATGTGGATCAAAATTATCATCAAAATACAAGGATGCTGTGTTGAAAGCGCTAAAAAAAGGCAGATGTATATCTTGCACAGTACAGCCAAAAATGATTCAAACTGAAGATGTATTCATGACGAATGACGGTAAATGGTCATGTCGCTGTTTTAAGTGTGGAATAATAAGATCCTATACTAGAAAGGAACATGCAAGGAATAGTTTTATACTAAAATCAACATGTAAAAAATGTTCTGCAGCTAAAAAAAGTAATTCTGCTAGTGTTGGATGGTCAAGGAGAGAATATAATAAGTATATGAAATCAGCTATGGCTAGAGGTATAGAATGGAATATATCTGAGGAATACATGAGAAATTCTTTTAATGGAAAATGTTCACTTACTGGCTGGGATATATCTGCAGAATATAGCGTAAAGACAGCAAGCCTAGACAGGATAAATAGTAATATTGGATACATTGAAGGTAATATTCAATGGGTTCACCCAATGGTTAATATGTCAAAAAATAAATATGATCAAAACAAATTCATAGAAATGTGCTCTAGTGTTCATTTAAATATGTCAAAAAGATAGCAAAATCAAGCGTATCAATCTTTTTGTTAATTTTGTAACAATTAAATTTAAATCTATATGGAATTCAAATCAGTTCGAGTAGTAGACGGAAATGATAAGTCAGCCGTTGAAATCGAAAAAGAGTTGGTAGAACAGCACGAAAAAAGTCTTGAGGAAAATCAAGACAGGCAGACGGAAGAGCAAGTAGTTGAGACTACTGTAGAACCAGTCATGCCAGAATTAAGAGAAGAAGACGTTCTTTCATTTATTAAGAGCAAAAGAAATATCGAGGTGAACTCATTAGATGAGTTCGAGGCGTTACTTCAAAACAAACCAGCTGACTTGCCTGAGGATGTGGCGACATATCTAAAGTACAAGCAAGACACTGGCAGAACATTTGAGGATTTCGTTAAGCTTCAGAAGGATTACTCTAAGGAGGACCCGATGAAGACCTTGAGAGATTTTTATACTGAGCAGGATCCAGAAATTTCTGATCGTGAGTTGTCGTTTAAGTTGAGAAAATTCACTTATGACGTAGACATGGACGATGAAGATGAAGTTACTGAGAAACAGCTTTATTTAAAAGAAGAGCTTTCGAAAGCGAAGGATCACTTCAATAAGCTAAAAGAACAATATAAAGTTCCTCTTGAGTCAAGAGATTCTTTCGTTCCAGAAAGCGAAAAGGAGAACTACAAAGCTTTCAAAAGAAATCTTGAGCAAGCTCAAACGGTTGAACAGGAGAATCAGGTTCGGTCCAAGTTTTTTGCTGAACAGACTAACAAACTTTTTTCTGAAGGATTTGAAGGTTTCAAATTTAAGAATGGGGAAAGCGAATTGGTTTATAAGCCAGCAGAAGCAAAGACATTAAAGGAGTCTCAGTCAGACATTTCAAACTTCATTGGGAAGTTCTTGGATGACAAAGGATTTTTGAAAGATTCAGAGGCGTTTCACCGGGCAATTGCAGTGGCATCAGATCCTGATAAATTCTTCTCTTTCGCTTACGAACAAGGTAAGGCAGATGGAGTGAATGGATTAGAGAAGGATTCTAAGAATATTGATATGGGAACTAAATCGGCAACAACTATAACACCGAAAGCAGGACTAATCATTAGAGATGCGTCAGCAGGAGAGCAGCCAAGGTATAAACTAAAATAGTAATAACAAAAACAAAAACCTACAAAAATGGCAGGAACAATCGGTGGATCTTATGATCTACAACCAAGCTCGGTGAAAGCTACTCTACAGAGTAACTACATCACTAATTTTGATTTCTTGAATCAGTATCTTCCAGATACATATGAGCAAGAATTCGCACGTTACGGAGATCGCTCTGTATCGTCTTTTTTACGTAGAATGGGAGCAGAAATTCCTTCTAACTCTGACTTAATCAAGTGGACAGAAGAAGGTCGTCTACACACTAAGTATGCAGCATGTTCTATCGCTTACGGTGGTGGAAATGATACAGCTGTATTAACAGTAAATGATGTTGATGCAGCAGGAAACTACCTTAATTCTGTTTTTAGAATTGGTCAAACTGTATTCTTATCATCTAATGTAAATTCAGCACAATCTGATAAGGCTATCATCACAGCTATTTCAGCATCTGTTGGAGCTGTTACTCCAGCTACATTTACAGTAGCTTACTACGCTGCAGCAGGTGGTACTATTACTGATTCTGGAAACAATGACATTACTGCATTCGTTTATGGATCTGAGTTCAAGAAAGGATCTAACGGTATGTCTGGATCTTTAGATGCAGCAGTTGATATATTCGATGTATCTCCTATCATTATCAAGGACAAGTTTGAAATCGCAGGATCTGACATGGCTCAAATCGGATGGGTTGAAGTAGAAGGTGACGGAGGTATGTCATACCTTTGGTACTTAAAGTCTAAGTCTGAAACTCGTATGCGTTTCGAAGACTACCTTGAAATGATGATGGTTGAACACGTTGAGGCAGCATCTGGATCAGGAGCAATCGCTGCTTCAGGTGATGTTGGTAACAAAGGTACAGAAGGTATGTTTGCAGCTGTTGAGGCTCGTGGAAATACATGGTCTGGAGGTGTTCCATCTACATTGGCTGACTTCGATACAATCTTGAATCGTTTAGACAAGCAAGGAGCAATTGCTGAAAATACATTGTTTACTAACCGTACATTTGCTTTAGCAATTGATGATATGTTAGCTGCTCAAAACTCTTACGGAGTTGGTGGTACATCTTACGGATTGTTTGACAATGACGAGAAGATGGCATTGAATTTAGGATTTACAGGTTTCCGTAGAGGATCTTACGATTTCTACAAGACTGACTGGAAATACTTAAACGATGCAACTCTTCGTGGTGGTATCACTGGAGGTGTAGTTAATGGTGTATTAGTTCCAGCAGGAACAATGAACGTATACGATCAAGTTGTCGGAAAGCGTATGCAACGTCCATTCTTACACGTTCGTTACCGTCAATCGGAAACAGAAAACCGTAAGTACAAAACTTGGATCACAGGTTCAGCAGGTGGAGCTTCTACTAGCGACTTAGATGCAATGCAGGTTCACTTCCTTTCGGAAAGAGCATTGTGTACTTTAGGTGCAAATAACTTCTTCTTATTCCAATAAGAAAAAGCCTGATAGGGGAGGGAAGCAATCCTTCCCCTTTCTTTTTTAAAATTTAAATCAAATCTATATCTAATGAAAAAAGCAACAAAGGAGACTATCTTCTATCTAAAGAAGAAGTCAGGACCGTCTTTCATCCTTCAATCGAGAGACATGACAACAAAAAGACTTTTGCATAATGACGGGAAGAAGAATCGTTCTTTACGGTATGCAAGCAATCAAGACTCAGTATTCGTTGATGAACAAGATGAAAATATCATCTTAGAGCCTATTATTTTTGAAGATGGAGTATTAAGAGTTATGCCCGGAAATGATGTATTGATAAAGTTCTTAGAATTACATCCCGGAAACAATAGTTTATATTACAGATGGGATCCAGAGAAAGATGCTGAAGAGCGAATGATTAATGAAGACCTAACACTTGATGCTCAGATTGCATGTCGAGAATTAAGTATTGAGAAGATGGCTTCAATTATTCGAATATTTACAGACTTAAATCCAGACAAGATGGAGTCAAAGGTGATTAAGTGGGAGGCTATGAATTTAGCTAAGAGATACCCTAAAGATTTCTTGGACTCAATTGATGACCCAGATTTAGAGTTAGATGATATCGCAACTCGTGCAATAAGAGATGGATATGTAGGTCTTAGAAATGGAGATAGAGACATCTACTACAACCTAAAAGACAATAAGAAGAAATTAATGACAGTTCCATTAGGAGAATCAGCTGCTTCGGCATTAGCTGCATTCCTTCAGACAGACGATGGAATTGATTTCTATAAATACCTTCAGGTACAATACGAAGACTAATACAAGAGCCGATAGAGATATCGGCTTTTTTGTTTATCTTTGTACCTATTATTAACCCATTAACCTTTTTACAAATGGCAAAATTTATCAAAATTAGAACACAGGTTCTATTACAAGCAGGTACTGCTGGAACAACAGTAACAAACAAATTAACAGTAGTAAACTCTGCTGGTCTTTCAGTTGGTGATATTATTCACAACACAACAGACAATACATTTGCTACAATTACTTTAATTGACTCAGGAACATTAGTTACATTGAGTGGAGACATTATGGCATCAGGAGAAACTTACTCAGCTTATAGCGCAACACAGTATGTTGACAAGCCTTTACTAGCAGAAGGAGTAGCTCTAGTGAAAAGATCTGCGTCTAGCTATCAGACTTTTATCAATTATTCAGCTAACAGTACTGGAACTGACATCATTACAATCCTTCATCAGCCAGTTGCATCCAAATATGAAACTACAGTTGAAGATGCAATTGATACAGCTATTCTTGAAGTTCATAGTAATGGACAACGTCCGGATGTAGCTAGATTAGTATCTTTACCTATAGGCATCAAAGCATTGGCAGTTACAATCGCTTAATAATTACTAACATCTACTTTAAATTAGGGCATTCATATCGAGTGCCCTTTTTTACTATCTTTGCATTATGATTAATACTATCAGAAATACGGTCTTAGCGATAGTAAGTAAAGACAATCGTGGATACATTACTCCTGAAGAATTCAACCTGTTTGCAAGACAGACTCAGTTGGATTTATTCGGTCAGTACATGTACGACTACAGCAATGCAATCAACAAGCAGAACGCTAGAATGCATAACTCTGGATATTCAGACGTTCCTGAATTACTTCATGAGATCATAGATAAGTTCTTGGTTGAAGACGTACTTGTGTACAACAACACATCAGACAAGTTCTATGTACCGGGGGATAATCCAGCACAGCCATCACAGGGTAGGTCATACAAGATTATTAGACTTACGTATAACAACTTTGTAGAAATTGAGAAGGTAAGTCCAGTTAAGGTATTGAACTTACTGTCATCAAGTATGGTAGCGCCTACTGACACGTACCCAGTATACGTACTTAATGAGTACGCAACAGGAGGAGACATTCAAGGGATACAGGTATATCCAGTAACAATAACGGCAAACGTTACTATCAACTACTTGAGATACCCACTTGATCCTAAGTGGACATACTATACATTACTTAGTGATGGTGCGCCAGTGTTCAATCAATCAGCAAGTGACTTCCAAGACTTTGAGCTTCCATACACGGATGCACCTAGGTTAGTAGTTGGAATTTGTAAGTTGGCTGGGGTATCGATACAAGAGACTGACGTAGTTCAATTAATGCAGGCAGAAGAGGTTAATGACAATCAACAAAAATCATAATAGATGACAGATCAGCAGTACTATCAAAATTCAGCCAACTGGGGAAGTTATCAGTATGTGACACTAGATGAGTTGGTTAATAACTACATGTTGATTAACGTTGGTGACGATCAGTTGATTAGCAATATCAGACGATACAAGGCATTGTTCTATGCAAAGGAGGCGGTAAAAGAGATGAGCTTTGATACGTCAAGAGAGGCAAAGTCTATAGAGTATATAGTTGGAAGTGACTTAAAGATGATACTACCACATGACTACGTAAACTATGTTAAGTTATCATTAGAGATTAATGGAATACTGTTACCTATGTCAGAGAGTTTATCTAGAATATCAACTCCTGCATACGTTCAAGACGCTAACAATGATCTAACATTTGATATAAATGGTAATGTTATTACGGGTCAGTCCGAGCTTGACATCAGACGTCTTGACCAGTCTCTATACTCTGGACCCGGAGTCTATAACAATTGCATGGGCTGGTGTTTCGGTGGTAATTGGTACTTCGACGGGCAAGCTGGCGGTCGTTTTGGACTTGAGACAGACAGAGCGAATGCCAACGGAACTTTCACCATCAACAAACGATCAGGGGTTATAGACTTTGCAAATAACATTACAGGTCAAAGAGTTGTTCTTGAGTACATATCTGATGGATTAGAGGTAGACGATTCAGAGGTTAGGATACACAAGATGGCTGAGAAGTATGTGTACGCATACATCACTTGGTGCATACTTGACAGCAAGGTTAATATCCAAGAGTACATCGTTCGACGAGCTAGAGATAAGAAATCATCACTACTTAGAAATCTAAAGATTAGACTAAGTAACATCAAGGCAGGCAACTTATTGATGATAATGAGAGGACAAAATAAACAAATCAAGTAATGGCAGAACTTAAGAATACATTTATACAAGGAGTAATGAACAAAGACCTTGATGAGCGACTTGTGCCTCAAGGTCAATACAGAGATGCCCAAAACATAACTGTAGAGACATCTACCGGATCAAATGTAGGAGCTGCACAGAACTCAATAGGGAATACAATAGCGGCTAACATAGCTACTGTATCAGGTAGAAACGCAACAGACGCTAGAACGATAGGATCTGTGACGTATGAGGCTGGAGGTTTATTGTACTGGTTTGTTGCTGGAGACTTCTTTGATGGAATCTATGAGTACGACGAGAACACAGGCACAACTGTTCGTGTGTTACAGTCAAACAAGGCAAACGAATCAGCTCAATCAAAACTTAATTTCAAGAAGGAATACTTAATTACTGGAGTAAATCATATCATTGGTCCAGACGGGAATACGTTCTTGTATTGGACTGACGACTATAACCCTCCACGAAGAATAAACATAAAAAGAGTAAAGGCAGGAGCTAACGGTATCGGTGGATATAACATTGATGATGCACGAATTGACGATGACATTAATGTGATCCTTAATCCTCCAATGTATGCACCTCATATTGATCCATTCTTGGATTCATCCGATCCAGAGGCAAACAACATGGAGGAGAAATTCCTTTATTTTGCGTATAGATACCTATACTTAGATAATCAGTACAGCTCATTATCTCCATTTTCGGCAGTATCATTCATGCCTGATGAATATAATTTTGACTACGGGGTAGGAAATAATAAGTCAATGACGAATATTTACAACGCATGCAGGGTTTCATTTGAGACAGGTAATGAGTTTGTAAAGGCTATTCAATTGGTAGTTAGAGACACTAGAAGCATAAATGTTGGTATTGTAGATACATATGAAAAAGATAACTTACCGGGATTTACAAATGGAGACTCTGCTACTGTTACATTTAAAAATAATAAGGTTTTAGCAGCACTTCCTACGGATCAGGTAACTAGATTATTTGACAATGTTCCATTACTAGCTAAGGCTCAAGACGTAATAGGTAACAGGTTGGCTTATGGAAACTACGAACAGTTTAGAGATATAATTGATTGCAATGGGGATAATATAAATATCAATTTTGCATTGGCTATAAAACAGCCTACATTATTGCCTACAATTCTTAATCCAATGTCTACTTGGAGATCAGATAGAGATCTTGAGTTTGCGTTGTTATACTCTGATGAGTATGGAAGACTTACGACTGCACTTACGTGTGACACTAACGCTATTTATATACCGCCAGCAAATTCGACTTCGGCTAATCAGTTGCTTCTAAGAATTAATCACACAGCTCCATGTTGGGCGACAAACTATAGAATAGCATTAAAGCAAAGTCAGAGTAATATATATAATATATTTCCAATAATTTACTATGTAAGTGGGGCATATAGATATTTCTTGATTAATGACTCAGATGTAGACAAGGTAAAGGTTGGTGAATACATTATATTCAAATCAGAACCTGACGGACCCACTCAGTCAAACAAGAAATACAAGATACTAGAGCTAGAGTCAAAGAATGCTGGAGCAATTATATCTGGATCTATACCGGGTGTATATTTTAAAATAAAGGTTGACTCACTATCTCAATTTTCTCCGGGCGCTGTTACGACTACAATTATTGAGTCTACTGGTTGGGGAGCTGGAGCTGGATTAATGCCAGTGTTGGGTAGATACGCAACTGTTGAACAGCCTATACATTATGGAGATGGAGATGCATCAGCATTACAATCAATAGCAACTCCATTAAATACTTCAGGAAGTTTACTTGGAGGAATTATAATAGATACTAGATTTACTATAGAGATATTAAACAATAACCAATTCAAATATACTAGATACTTAGATGGATCTGGAGGATGGTCTAATGCCGCTGATATAGTTCAAGGAGCAACAGTGACTTTAAATAGAGATGGAATACCTATTGCTCAAGTTATTTTTACTCAATCAAACTATACAACTGGTGATGTATGGAAAGTAAATGTTAGAGGTAATATACATTTAAATGGTAATTACTTTGGAGGTGTTGGACTGCCTAACGGAAATTACAATCCGGGTCAATACGGAGGTGGTGCAATTGTAAATGCAGGATTTACAGATCCAATATATCCGGGTGCAGTAATAAGTCTTCAAATAGTTGAAGATTCTCTTAATTCAGTACAGCAATCTCCAGTACAGCAATTTGATCCATCTAGCTCATATTATGAAAATATAGAGGAATGGTTTGTTGAGTCTGGGGCGTATCTTGAGTTTAATCAGTACGATACTAATGGTATAAATATAAAATCAAGAGGAGTTAGTTTTAGAAAAGGTTCAGGTACGTATAACTCTGTTCAATCTCCAGATGGTAATACTCAATTAGTTGTTACTCAAAATTCTGGATCAGCAACTATGTATATGATTATACAAGGATTTGGATACGATGATAATAACAACGAAAATAAGATAACAGTTAAGTTCTCAATAGCACAAACTGATACTCCATTACTTTGCGAGACATCACCAAAAAATACAGACGCTGATATATTTCATGAGCTATCTCAGACGTATCCAATAGATCAGAATGGAAATCATATTGTAACTTGGAAGTTTGATGTTTCATCATTAGGATATGCTGGATTAGCTGCAAAGACAAGACTAAGATTATCTGATAAGTCTAGACCACACTACTTTACTGTAGGTGATATCGTAACTGTTGCAGGTACTGACTATGAGATATTACAAACTAGAGATAGATATCAAATGGTAATAGACAAGACTTGGACTGGATCAGTAGCTGCAGGACCTGTTATATTATCAGGGTCATCCAATCAAGATCAGAACGGATCATTTACTCCAGCCGTTATTGAGTTGAATACTCCAGCAAATCCAAACTGCGACTATAATGCTTGGGCATGGGGAAATGGATTAGAGTCTGATCGTATTTATGATGACTTTAATCAGACAACTATTGAATACTCTCCAAGAGCCACTACAGTAATTGATAACTACAAGAAAATTAGAAATGATGCATCAATTTGCTACAGTGGGATATACAATGAGAACACACAGTATAACCGACTGAATGAATTCAATTTAAGCCTTGCTAACTTCAAGTACTTAGATAGAGAATTCGCAAGCATTCAAAAACTTCATGCAAGAGATACAGACCTTAGAGTATTCCAAGAGAAAAAGGTTTCAAGGGTGCTGTATGGTAAGAACGTATTGTTTGACTCAGTTGGAGGAGGGCAGGTGGCATCTATTCCTGAAGTACTTGGAAATCAAATACCAATGCAGTATGAGTACGGGATAAGTAATGCCCCAGAGTCATTCTCTACATGGGGAGACTTGATGTGGTTTGCAGACCCTAGAAACGGTGTGGTAATACAAATGGAGGGAGATACAATGGTTGAGGTATCGTCTTTAGGAATGAGAGATTACTTCAGAGACTTGATGAGTGACAATCCATTCACTCAGAAGTTAGGTGCATACGATCCATTCAATCATGTGTACATGATTAGTAATAACTCTCAAAGGTCTATACCGTGTGAGCTTTCTATAAGCAGAAACTCATTGAGTGTATCTAAGGATAATTTAGGATACCTATTGTTCTCTATAAATACTGACTCTCCTTGGACGATAACGGCTGTAAATATTGGATTCGGAATTAACTGGATAGGTAACTTCGCAACGTCTGGATCTGGATCTCAAAACATATATGGAACTGTGGCTGCAAATAATACTTCAATAAATAGAGAAGTTGAACTTAGAGTTACATACTGTGATGGACTTACTGAGTCGTTTATTCTAACTCAAGCTAGAGGTAGAAAGGGGACAATAATAACACTAGTACTAAACGCTGAAAGACCTAAAAAATAAAATATGCAATCAAATCAATCATTCTCTCCTGATGGAGTCACTTATTATCAAATAGATAGAATCAATCTGTCTGACTCTGGCGTATCTTTGTTTGACTCTAGAAACGGCATAGGTGGAGTTGACTATATGCCTGCAGATGGTGACACAGTATATGTAATCGCTGGAAATGGAGTAAATAAAATAGATCAGAAGCTACAACCGGGATTAAACAATAAGGTGTACTACCTAGTGTCTGATATTCAATATGTTGCATCAGATAGATCTACAATCGTGTCTTTAGCTACAGAGATACCAGTGGTGTATAGTGCTACAGATGGAGGAAGATATGAGGGTACATTTGTATTCTCAAATCCTGATGATCTTCCGTTCTTGTATGTTATATGGGATTATTCAGATAATCTAGATAGCGGAGTTGTATCTTACCTAGGTGCAGGTTCAGAACGAATTATTGATTGCGACTTTGGAACTGATTTAGGTAGAGCTGGAATTGATTATGTGATCCCTGACAAGCCAACTAGAGTTCAGATAGAATGGAATGGCGTAATAGTAGCAGACACTAAGTACGTAGGATTGAATTCTAATGCCAACTATCTAGCACTAATTGCTGACGGCATAAGTCCAGAAGACATAGGACTAGTGGCTCCATATGACGGATTAGTAAATAACGGAACTGGACAATTAAGATTCAGTAAGCACCTATCTACTGGGGTATCTAATGTATATGCTACAACTATATCTACCAACACATCATTCTTCTTAGAGAGAATAGATCCTACGTTCACTTCTTTTTATATAGACTCAGCTGTTGGAACACTATCTAATGTTTGTTCTCAAGTAGCAGATGAGTTATATTTCCATGACGGAGTTGCATTACTTCCAACAACAGGAGATAGAATATACAGGCTAGAGAACGGAGAGTACATATTATTTGATGGTGGTGGTGCTTACTATCAGACATCAGTAACGTCATTACTTGTACCACCTGTTTCTGGAGGTACGTATATTGGCGTGGCATCTGACGGGGCTGTATTTGCTAATGGGGGATGTGACTGCAATGAGTTTGCTCCACCGTTTATACATCAAGAAGACTTATCACTTCTGGTTGGAAGAAATGTTAACATTCAATTACTAGCAACTGGAAATCCTACGTCTTGGGAGATAGTAAATGCAACATGCAATACATACGAGCTAACGGGTGGTGATACCGGAACAATATTTAGTTACACAACATGCGATAATCAAGCGAAGAAGGTAACTGTAAGTGCAAACACTACGTCTTTAATATCTTCTTCAACAACACCTTCAATTATCGGAGGACCCGGAGCGCAGACACTTGTTGGACCTTCTCAGGCTGACATACTTCCTGCAGGGATAACATTAAGTGATACGGGAAGTATTTCAGGAACTCCTACAGACAGTTGTACGTTCACGTTTGACGTTCAGGCATCTAACTGTTTTGGAGATTCAGTAGTTAAGTCTCTTACGGTAACGGTAGGAACTGACATTCAACTGAAGCCATTCTTAATTGACGTAGAGAACTTTGCTGATACTGGGGACGCTGCATGTGTTCTAAGCACTCCACTTTACTCAATAATGTATCATGACGGAGCTGGATACGTGCCAACAGAAGGTGATCACGTATTCAAGGATGACAAGGGACTAGAGCCATTTATGGGTGGAGGACTTTGGTATAGCATTGACCCTGCGACATACTCTATAAAACTAAACGAGTTAGGAAAGGTATGCAGTAAGAACGAGTGTCCTACATCAACAACTACTACTACAACTACAACCACTACTACAACTACAACTA